CCGCAAAGCAGGGTCAGCCGTTTGCAGATACTTATCCACAACGGCATTGGGCTCACGCAGATGTGCAACAGACAACGCTTGATCACATGCGAAGCGTCGCATCAACTGCTTGGCATTAATCCGCTTAATAATTGTACGTTTGCTGCACACACCTTTGTCTGCCCCCCGCTCACGTACATCTGCCACCTGCACGTAGCATAGTGTATTGCCTGGTGCATATTGCAACGCTTGATGAGGCTTGCTTGAGAAATGCAAGCCAGATCGACAGATGCGAATAGCACCGCTATACACAAGCGGTACACCATCAGCAGGGATAGGCGAGCCATCACGCAGCTTATCAGCTACGAAATGCCAGCCAAACTCTTTCTTTGCCATCGTAATCACAGCATGTAGCGGTAAAGATAATAATAGTCGGTAATAAACGTAGGCACCCTCTGACAACGCGCGATCTTAGTTGCAGCTTGGGCAACAAATCGAGGCAAATCACGCTTATTGACGCTGATGACCGATGCGCCCTCTGCTTGTTGTCGCCCAGTTTTGCGACAAAAGTTATCTGCACCAGAGCACCATGCAACACGAACGTCAGCTAATTGATGATCGTCCTTATTAGGCGACACATACATTGTAAAGCCACGACGAGTTCGCTGATGCGGATTATTGAAACCTGAGCCAGAATGACGATGAATATAAAATGGTTTAAACATGATTACCTTGTTGCGTTGATTGCGTTAATGTTGTGGAGCATACACTCAATGTCTTGCCCATAGTTTATGGGCATATTCGGTGCGAGCACATCGTTAAGCCAATGCAATACAGCTTTCGGTACGCGAATACCTACAAGGCGATACGTGCCATTACGACCACGCCGCACACGAATCCAATCAGACCACTGTGTTCCAATGAACAGATCATAGGTGTTGTGGTCAATACGTCTTGCTTCGATTGTCATTACCCTCTCCTACGCAGGCCAAGATCGGCCCAATTTTGACCAGTAAATGCAGGCCATCCAGTTGGTGGTAGCACAGCGATGTAAATAATCGCACGATTTGACTTTGTGCGACTAGGTTTTGATTTTTTGCGCATTGCACATACGCGCCTAGATGTGGTACTCACATTAACTCCAAATAATAATGAGGATCAAGAACAAAACACAAATGCCACAAGCACGTAAATACCGCATCAATTCAAGCCAAAAGCAGCATACACACGCCTATCGAATTCTTCCCATGCCGCATTCCACACCGCATACCGCGCCGCATCCCACGCCGCATCCCACGCCGCACTCGACGCCGCATCCCACGCCGCACTCGACGCCGCATCCCACGCCGCACTCGACGCCGCATCCCACGCCGCACTCGACGCCACATACCGCGCCGCATTCCATGCCGCGCTACGCGCCGCATCCCGCAAAGCAGGGTCAGCCGTTTGCAGATACTTATCCACAACGGCATTGGGCTCACGCAGATGTGCAACAGACAACGCTTGATCACATGCGAAGCGTCGCATCAACTGCTTGGCATTAATCCGCTTAATAATTGTACGTTTGCTGCACACACCTTTGTCTGCCTGACGCTCTCGCACATCTTCCACCTGCACGTAGCACAGCGTATTGCCTGGTGCATACCGCAACGCTTGGTGTGGCTTGCTTGAGAAGTGCAAGCCTGACGTGCAGATGTGAATAGCACCGCTATACACAAGCGGTACACCATCAGCAGGGATAGGCGAGCCATCACGCAGCTTATCAGCTACGAAATGCCAGCCAAATTCTTTCTTTGCCATTGCTTTACTCCTGTTAATGCGTTGCGCTAATCGGCTCAATTACAGGTGACGGAACACCAATTTGTTTGTATTGGTTGATGGCAATTACAAGCCCTTCTTCGTGTGTGTCCGCAGACACTTTACCGATGATCTCATCGAAAGGATAGACACCTAGATACACCAAGTAGTCCATTAGAACACCTTTGTGGACAATTCCACTTTAGTGCCGAGTTGTGTGTTTTCCACTTTGTCACGCACGTGGCGTGCAACCCAGCGCTTATGATCGACCTTGCCTTGCTGCTTTGTAAGGTCATTGGCGGCTGCATTAACAAGCGCTAATGCAAGTGCAGTGGGACGACGAATAGATGAAATCATGATTACTCCAAGGTTGTTGAGTGGTGTCACGTGTTGGACTCGAACCAACGACCAACCGATTATGAGTCGGCTACTCTAACCACTGAGTTAACGTGACATTATTTCAATTAACGATTACACCAGTCTCCTGATGCAATCACACGGTCATCAGCTGTATCGTGTAGATAGGTGTAGATCGTTGCGTGTTCTCCGTTTACGTAAGCAATGTCTCGTTTATAAAGCCCAAACGAGACACCTTCAATCCTATCACAGATTGCCATGGCATCGTCATCAACTTCATACAACTCCACAACGATAGGAGAATCCCCTTCGTTTTTAACAGCAGGATATGCACCCAAGTCGTACATAGTGTGACATGAATCCGTGCGGAATGTCCCAAGACACGGGTAATCAGCAAGTACAGGCCCGCGTACTTCACCGCTACGTAAAGTACCATACACAGCTAGCTTCATTTGATTTCTCCCGATATCACGGTAATCATTTCTTGCACTGTTTTCTTTGCCATTGCTTTACTCCTGTTTATGGTACGTCTTCGTGTGCTTTAATTGCAGCTTCGAGCACTACCAAACCATATTGATGTGCACCCCATGGAATTGTCAACGAAATTCGTGGATAGTTTAAGTCCATTCGCTCGTTGAAATCCGGTGTGTGCGACACCACGATTTGGTATGTACCACAACGATAAATATCAGCAGCGGCAATGTATTCCCATTTCATATCGAACCTTGTTGGTCCCCGAAGCCGGACTCGAACCGGCACGCCTTACGGCATCAGATTTTAAGGCTGATGTGGCTACCAATTACACCATTCGGGGCTTAATTCAATTAGGTGTCACCACCCACGATTTACACGCTCGTACTCATCAAGCACCTCATCCTCAGTGGGCCAGAGTAATTCACAAACAACAACAACAACCACAGCACCAATGATGATTCCGATGATCTTGACTAGAAGCATTTGATGATCGACCTTAATCTTCCATGTAGCCAGCAGCGGCGGCCATGCGATTAATAATATCACACTCGCAAATGTCCATTAGCAGAGTTAATTCTTCTGTGGACATTTCATTAAGCATGATCTTGCTCTTGAGGATTTCAAGTAGCTCTTGATTTGTCATAGTTGCTTTACTCCTGTTAACGCACCGTTGTGCGGTTGTTCAGGAGTTTAAGTGCACGGGCTCGTGCACCTTGGATACCACGGTATTGGCGCACCGTGATGGGTTGGAGCTTCTGCGCTTTTGCCATTGCCGGCGTCATGAAGCCATGGACAGTGTAGACGCCAAGGTGGGTGTGCTTGCGTGCCATGATGATCGACCTTTCTGCGGTTATCACCGCGTTGACCTGCATGTGCAGGGGTTAACACCATTAATGATGCTAACCCCCGAACACGGGGGAGGATGCTCAGTCCTTGTTGAACTCCTTGTAGAGTTCGGTGAGCTTGGCAATCAGCGCCGTGTCATTGGCGTCGGCGTCGGTGCTGGTGTTCGCCTTGATGAACTTGGCGAGCTTGACCACGAGTGCATCAGGCTTGCGACCAAGGCCGGACCCGTTCAGGATCTTGGCGTACTCGTAGATCCCGATGAAGGATGCATGTGCCCGCATGTCCTCGGGCTTGGCGTGCTTGCTCTTGTCGGTGAAGCCCTGATTCATGTAGTCACACAGACCCTCGACACTGCCCCCGGCGTTCCACGCCTTGGCGATGCCGGTCAAGCGGGACACCTGCACTCCGAACGTGGCGGTGCGGGACTTGGCCGTCTTCTCGTCGACGCCAGCCTCGGTCTGACCCTTGGTCATGGCCGACTTCTCCGCCTTGATGCGGTTCACGAACACATCCCGCGCTTCCGGGGTCATGTCGATGACACGCCACGCGAAGGCCAACCAGATGTTGTCGTGACCCTTGGCAGCGGCGAGCACTTCGGCCGACAGCAGTTCACCCTGAAGCCGGTCATCCCGCGATTCCAGGCGGATCGGTGCCTTCTTCATGGGCAGCGAGCCGCTGGTGCGGATGGTTTCCATTGCATGTTGCATTTGTATCTCCATCATCCTTGCACACTAGCAGTTAGGTTAACGGCGTTAATGTACAAGGATATGGGGATTCAAGCCGGTTGAATCCGTTAGGTGTGTGCCATTACACCATATCCCCATCTATTATCGAAGTGGTAATTTTTATAGTCGCCCTTTCCATTCGGCGAACGTCTGGCATTGCCAGTCCACTACGTTGCAGTGACGGGCCATCGGGAGACGGAATCCGCAAGCGAGCATTCACATGCTGTGCGCTTTTGCATTCGCCCTAGACGTTTCGCGCGGCTGCGTTCATTGGCCTTCGCCGCGTGGTCTGCAATTATCGATTGTTAAAGATAGCCGCCTCGGTCAGCACGCCGACCTAGCTCGCTAGCACCGATTACTCAGCGCATGTCTGCATTATGCCTGTTAAAAATACCCATGTCAACAGTAGGGTTAATAACCCTCCCGGCCTGGGTGGATGCGAATGATTCTCATTCCTAGGCTGCTGGCTGGATCTGCGCACGCGCGCACGTAGGGTAACACGAATGATCGACCCTGACAAGGGTATCCGACGGTATTAGTCAGGTATCGGCCGCCGGCCTGCCTGCGCTGCGCGAATACCAGAATAAAGACCATTTGTCAAGTAAGGTGATAACGGGTATGGGTATATACGGTACGGGGTATGGGTATGTGTTTACCTGGGTGACGGCATACCATACCGGGTATTAATCAGGGATACCCTACAGGCGCATAACTATATTTTTGAAGGGGTCGGCCTCAGATTCAGCGAAAACGGCCGTATCGCCCAGCTAGGGGGCTTCCCGGGCATTTCCATATAGTGGGAGGGGGTATAGGTGTTAACCCTAATCATACCCTACATGGTAACGTTCCCCTACGTAGTATCATATGATGAATAGACCATACAGTAGTGTATGGAACTGAGTAGTCTTCCCTGTCACAAAGAGGGGGTGGGGGGAAAACTTCTCTGGTTGAATTGGTGTGAAACACCTCTTATACCATTTTTATGGGGTGGGAAATAATAGGGCTATTCGATTAGAGGCTATTCTAGCCCCTTAAGATGTCTTCTGGCTACCCTGGTATACCTTCACCTGTTTTAACGCCTTCTAGGTACCTTTAAAGCCTTCCTAGGGGTTATTTAAATGTAACTTGGCTCGCTGATGCTCGCAGACGCTACGCGTCCCTAGTCTTTTTATCTTTTTATCAACTTATATATAATTAATTAAATAAATAACTTATATATAAAAGAACATAAAACTTATTAGTAAATAACTTTTATATTCTTTTATTACTTATATATATATATATTACTTAATTATATCGTCTTTTGAAAAAAAGTCAAGTCTTTTTCTTACTTTTTTACATATTTCTATTTATTTTTAATAAATATGCTTTTTGCTATTGACAAATCGCCTTTTCTGTGGTATAATATAGGAAAGGAGTCGCAATGCCTACAGAAGACACACAGCTTAAGGTTCGCCATAACGAGCCACATCCACAAGAAGCCCGCTATGAAGTAGCAAGGCATATCGTTCGCCTAGGCAATATACGCCTCGCAAGCGAGCTGACAAATATCCCATACGGCACTATCCTTCAATGGAAGAAAGCTGAGTGGTGGCCTGCTGTCATGGAAGAAGTCAAGCAGGAAGCCAGAGCAGAGCTTCAATCCAAAATCAATACCATTGCGGCTACGTCTTTAGACATCATGGATGACCGGCTTCGCAACGGCGAATACATTCTCAATAACAAGACCGGCGAGCTTATGCGTAAGCCTGTGGGTTTACGTGATGCAAACTCCGCAATGAATAACTTGCTGACACGTTCAGCTGAAATCGAAAAGCTTCAGGCTACTCGTAGTGGCGATGAAGTCTCAGCAAACGAAATCTTAAAGAATTTAGCAATGGAATTTGCAAAGCTTACACGTAAGAAATCTACTGAAGTTATTGACGTAGTATCTAAGGAAATCTAATGCCGTAAGGGTGACAAGGAGATGACAAAATCCCATACATGAAGAATGGTGAACGAGATTATAAGAAGGAAGTTGCTAAGTACACTTCCCGCCCAGAAGTTGTAAAGAAACGTGTTGAACAAAATAAAGCACGTCGATTAATGGAAAAAGAAGGTAAGGTACATAAGGGAGACGGAAAAGATGTCGACCATAAAACACCTTTATCAAAAGGTGGAACCACTTCTAAATCTAATCTACGTGTCGTTGATCGTGGCGCCAATCGCAGTTTTAGTCGTAATCCTGATGGTTCTCTCCGAAATCAGAAGTCAAGAAAAGGAAAATAAATAATGAGTTTTTGGAACACATTCCTAATGTATTTGAATTTACGAACGCAGGCTAAAGCTGCTGGTGCTTCAAATAAAGATGCAAACACTGCCGCCGCTGTAGGTGTTGCAATGGATGAAGCTGCTAAACAAGCAGCCAAGTCTGAAGACGCAAAGAAGTAAATTATGATTCGCTCCGGTAAATACGTTAAAGCCACATTCGCTGATTTCCCTGATGCTACTGCAAACAAGGGTGCACTGGCCCAAGCGTTAGATACTGGGGCTTTATACCATTCTGATGGTACATCTTGGAATGTCCTTGGTACCATCAATAGTAGTGGTTATTTGCTTGATGGTGATGGTGGCGTATATGCTTTATCTGAAGCTGTCGCCGTTGTTACGTTAACTGCAACTGACACCGCTGTTAGTGGTGCCTGTGAATTCCGTGGATTCGTAGTTCGCTCTGAATCTGGTGGTACTGCTGATGTTACGATCTATGATGCAACTAGTGCCACTGGCACAGCCATCATGACAGTGGCTAATATCACGACTGGTACTTATTACTGGGATGGTGATCATGCTACTGCTGGTGTAGGTACTGGTGGCCGTCGTATTAATTCAACTGGTTGTCACGTAGTTATTTCTGGCACTGCTACTATTGATGTAATGGTTGAATAATGGCACTTCAGTACGTCAATCCGCAGGCATCTAGCAATGGAGACGGCACGTCCTTGGGTAGCGCTTACAACACGTTCGCCGGCCATTGGCCCGTGACGCCAATCATCGGCGCGGCCTGACATGGGGACTTGGTACGTCAGACCTGATACATCACATGCCGGGACGCGCGACGGCACTAGCTACGCGACGGCGTGGGGCGGATGGACAGAGATCGTCTGGGGCGGCGCTGGCGTCGTGGGTGGCGACACCCTCAAGGTCTGCGGAACACATACGCTTTCAGCGAATGCCGCCATTGGGGCACATGGAGGTAACAGCGGCGCCACCCGGTGCGTCATTGATGGAAGCTTCGACCCAGATCCGGGAACGATTACGTCAACTCCATCAGGCGGCTACTACCTGAACAACGGCAGCAGGCAGTACACCGACATTATCGGCATGGCTCTGATCGGAAACGGCGGGCGGGCGCTGAACATCGGTAACGGCGCACACTACACGCGGGTGATACGCTGTTCCATTACTGGAGATGGAAGCACACAAGTTGTCGCCCTGCCGGTTGCAAACGGAAACACGCTTACAGATCTGGTCATTGATGGCTGTGACTTCTACGGGGAGTGCGGCTCGCAGGGGTTCATCAGCCAGTTTGTGACGGCCGCAAGTGCAACAGTCACGCTAACGCGCGCAACGATCACGGGCAACAGGTTTCATCAGTGCGAATCTCCGCGTTCAATCATCCATCTTCGGTCAGACACTGGCGTCACTGCGCGCACGATTGCCGACCTCGTCATCGAACACAACGTGTTCGAGGGGTGCGCCGGCATCCCTATCGAGGTCAACAGCGCCTTCAATACCTACGGCCTGAACACGGGCCTGAAGATCAGGCACAACATCGAGCGGAACTGCGGGTTCGCTGTCGGCAGTTCGCTGCTTGGTGGCAATGTGGTGCGCGGGTTTGCGCCAAGCACGACGCCAGGATTCGGCCGGAATGAGATTGCTCACAACATCTTGCGCGATGTCTATGGGCAGTATGGCGGTTTCAACTTATTCTTTGGCGAGTATTGGGTCCACCACAACGAAATGGACGGCATATACACCGAAACCATCGACGGCAACGGCGTACTGCTTGACCACGGAAACCAAAGAACAATTGTCGAGGCCAACAAGTTCAGGAACATCCCCGGAAAAACAGGCGCCACAAACAGTGGCTGTGCTGCGATGGTGCTTGACAGCACAGACTGCGTGGTGGAAGCCAATTATGGTCACGACGTAGCCGTTGGCATCTACATCGGAGCGCAGTCTCATAACGACACCGGAGGGTCGCCGAACCAGAGCTTGCATGCCGTGCGCAACACCTTCTCGGGCTGCACCGTGGCAGGAGTGCGCCTACAGGCTGACGCAGCCACAGACAACATCGTTGAGGCCAACCTGTTCACCGGGCCAGGAGCAGCCGTGTCCAGCGGCGTGACGTGGACAGGCGAGAGCAACAACCGCTTCTACGACATGGCGGCGGCCAGCGGCCACACGCTGCATGGAAGCAGCTCAACAGACGACCCGCTCGTCAACGCAGCCGGCGTGCCGCTCGCAGGCTCTCCGCTGTTGACTGATGGTGCCGACCTCGGATATCGCCGTGATATCCGTGGATTCCAGTCGAAGAATCACATTGGTGCATACGGTAAAGCAACTTATTTAACTGAATAATGGAATTAACCGCTGATATTATTGCGGGATTTAGTAGTAGCTTATTACAAAAGAATTATGACGAAGCTGTCGAATCCCCTGATTGCCACTATGAGTGGTGGGATCTTTGTAGCTCTAAGCACTCTAAAGTAGCTATTGCTGCACCGCGTCGTCACGCTAAAAGTACGGCGGTAACACTAGCATACGTACTCGCTGCTGTTCTGTTTCGTAATCGTCAATATGTTCTGATTGTTTCAGATACTATTACACAGGCAACACAGTTTCTTGGTGATATCATCAAAGAACTAGCGGATAACGAACGGATTAATACACTCTTTAAAATTAAAGAGTTTGCAAAAGATAGAGAAGATGACGTAATCGTCACATGTGAAGATGGTTATCAATTTCGTTTAACTGCTAAAGGCTCTGAACAAAAGCTTCGTGGCTTAAAATGGAATAACAAGAGACCTGATCTTATTGTTGGTGACGATTTAGAAAATGATGAAATTGTTCTAAACTCAGAACGACGTTCAAAGTTTAAGCGGTGGTTTTATGGTGCTCTGGTACCGTCATTATCACAAAGTGGTGTAATTCGGATTGTTGGTACAATTCTGCATGAAGACAGTCTACTTAACAATTTAATGCCATCAGAGTGGGATAAACAAACTGTTGTAACTGATTTAAAGATATATAGCCGTAATAAACGAGCTAGTTGGCAAGCATTCAAGTATGATGCACATAATGATGACTTTACCAGCATCCTATGGCCGACACGATATACGAAAGAGTGGTTTATTGCAGAACGACAAGACTATATTGATCGTGGTTTAGCTGACGTTTATTCACAGGAATATCGCAATCGCCCGATTGATGAGTCAGTTGCCTACTTTAAGCGTGGTGATTTTATTTCAGAAACTACTGAAGATAAGCGCATTAAGCTAAATTACTATATTACTGCTGACTTAGCTATCTCAGAAAAAGAAACTGCTGATTATTCTGTGTTCTTAATTGCGGGTGTTGACGAAAATAAGATTATTCACACCAAAAATGTGATTCGTGATCGCTTAGATGGTCGAGAAATTGTTGACACACTACTTAGTTTGCAGCGAATTTACTCACCAGAATTAGTTGGCATCGAAGAAATGCAGGTTTCAAAGGCAATTGGCCCATTCTTGCGTGAAGAAATGATGCGAACTGGCACTTATCTGAATTTAATGCCATTAAAGCATGGTGGAAAAGATAAAATTGCACGTGCAAAGTCTATACAAGCTCGTGTAAGAGCACATGCTGTAAAGTTTGACAAAAGTTCTGACTGGTATCCGATATTTGAGGATGAACTTTGTAAGTTTCCTCGTGGAACTAAGGATGACCAAGTTGATGCATTTGCTTATTTAGGCTTAATGCTGGACTCATTAATTGAAGCGCCTACAAAGGCTGAAGAAGAGGAAGAAATCTACCAAGATGAACTTAACAGAGCAAACCTCGGAAACGATGGCCGATCAGTCGCAACCGGATACTGAGTCTATTCGTGAGTTGGTTGAATTTACTAACCTAACTAACAAGTTTAGTAAAGATCAACTGGCACAATTAGCAGAGCAAGTCGCTAGTGGCTTTGAGCATGATTTGTTATCACGCAAAGATTGGGAAAAAGCGGCAGACGACTGGACTAAACTTGCACTTCAGGTTGTTGAAAACAAAACATATCCGTGGCCCGGTGCAGCAAACGTTAAATATCCATTACTATCAACTGCTGCAATGCAGTTTAATGCTCGTTCTTATCCTGCATTAGTGCCATCTGATGGTCGCATTGTAAAAGCTGTTGTAATTGGTCAAGATTCTACTGGTGAGAAAAAGAATAAGGCCGACCGTGTAAGTACCTATATGTCCTATCAAGTCCTTCGTAAAATGACTGGATGGGAAGAGGACATGGATAAGCTTCTTATTATGCTGCCGATTGTTGGTATGGCCTTTAAGAAAACTTACTGGAACTCAGTAAGACAAACATTCGTGTCTGAATTAATTCCAGCCAAAAATGTTGTAGTGAATTATTGGTCGAAATCTCTTGAAGACGCTGATCGTGTATCTGAGATTATTATGATGCCACAACGTGTTATGGCCTCTCGTATCGCGGCTGAAATCTTTGATGATGTTAATCTAGGGGAACCACAAGCTCATATTGAGCGTAGCGAGCCTGCAATTATACGACAGGATGAGACACTCCCATATTTTATTGTTGAGCAGCACTGCTACTTTGACAAAGATGGTGATGGTTATCCAGAACCTTATATTGTCACATTTGAACGTTATAGCAAAAAGATTCTACGTGTCGTGGCACGATTTGACGAAGATGGTGTATATGTAACTGATAAGGGCAAAATTCAAGAAATTGAACCAATTCAGTACTATACGAAATATGGTTTTATTCCAAATCCAGATGGTTCTTTTTATGATATCGGATTTGGTGTTTTACTTGGCCCATTAAATGAGTCTGTTAACACACTAATTAATCAGCTTTTAGATTCAGGTCACTTATATAATTTACAATCAGGCTTCTTAGGTAAGGGCTTGAAAATGAAGATGGGTGATAATACTTTTAAACCTGGTGAGTGGAAAGCACTAACCGGAGCTATTGGTGATGATCTTAAAAAGCAAATTATCCCATTACCTACTAAAGAGCCATCAGCCGTGTTACTAAAGCTTATGGAAGTTTTAGTTGGTTCTGGAAAAGAATTAGCCTCAGTTGCTGAAATCTTTACTGGTAAAATGCCTGGACAAAATACGCCAGCTACCACGACAATGGCTACCGTTGAGCAGGGCATGAAAGTATTTACAGCGGTTTATAAGCGTATTTATCGTGCTCTTACAGAAGAATTTAAAAAGCTTTATGAGTTAAACCGTATATATGTAGATTACTCAGAGTACCAAACAGTAATTGATGGTGAAGTCACTACAGCAGACTTTGATGATACATTATATGATATTTGCCCAGGGGCTGATCCTAATGCAATTTCTCAGTCTGAGCGCTTAATGAAAGCACAGGGGCTGATGGAGCTGCTACAAACTGGTATGCTTAATCCTGTTAAGGTTGTATCACGTGTTCTTGAGGCGCAAGAACAACCTAATTGGCAAGAGCTATTCAGTGATGAAGTACAACAGACTGGTCAATTTCAGCCACCGCCTGATCCAAAGCTACAAGCAATTCAGGCAAAAGCACAAACTGACCAACAAAAAGCTGCGCTTGATGCTCAGTCCACACAGCAAAAAATGGAATTAGAGGGTCGTAGTGCAGAACAAAAAATGGTAATGGAACAACAGTCCCATGCCCAAGAAATGCAGAATAAAGCACAGAGTGCACAACTTGAAGCAGCAAGTAAAATCCAAATGAGTGAAATCTTTGCGGCGGATGCAAAAGCAAAAGCAATTCAAGGTGTGACACAACGTGATATGCAGCATCGGCAGGCGATGCAACAAAGCAAGGAGAAAGCACAATCGCAACCAAAGAGCAATGGGTCGACTGGAAAGAGTCGGCGTGCACCAGGGAAGTAATTTCAGGGTGGAAGAATAGAGCAGAGGAACTGACAACGTACCTTATGCTTTATGCGGGACAAAACCCCGCCGAGGATCGTTTTCGTTGCGGTTATATTGCCGCTGTAAACGATTTCTTATCGATGGAATTAATTGAAGAGGAGTCTTCAGAACAAGATGAAAACTATTAAAGTTTTACTACATCGTGTAGCTGTAAAACCACTAAGTGTGGATGATTGGGATGATGGCCGACGCCGAGCAAAAGCTATGGGCCTAGAATTAGCCCCAATCGAGTCGACTGGCGCCGATAAAAATCGTGCGGCATTGAGTGTTGATGTAGGAGAAGTTCTTGCAATTGGTAGTACCGCATTCCGTGACTTTAACATTGATATTCCAATTGAAGTTGGTAATATTGTCACATATGTTAAGGGTTCTGGTAAATTAGTTACAAACCCCTATACTAAAGAAGAGTGCGTTGTGTTAAATGACGAAGACTTTGTAGCAGTCTTAGATAAGGAATAAAATGGACGAAACTGATCTTAAGAAAGATATTAGTGACACTCAAGAACAAAAGACTGAAGTAGATCCTTTTGTTGAACGTGCCACGGAACTAGGATGGCGACCAGAAGAAGAGTGGTCTGGTGCTCCTGAAGACTTTATTGACGCAAAAGAATTTGTACGGCGTCAACCATTGTTTGAAAAGATTGAACATCAATCAAAAGAAATTCGAGCAATGAAGCAAGCGTTTGATGCCTTTAAACAGCATCACTCAAAAGTAAAAGAAGCGGAATATAATCGTGCTCTAGCGGCTCTAAAAGCTGAAAAGCGACGCGCACTATCAGATGGTGAGACTGATCGGGCTTTGGTCATCGAAGATAAAATTGATGAAATTACAGAGCAGAAGGATCAGTTTGAGCAAGACGTAGCAGCCACTAATGTTGCTGAACCCGCAACACAGCGTCCAGAGTTTGTTCGCTGGACCTCAGAAAATACATGGTATGGTAAAGACCGTGCAATGACCGCTTTTGCAGATCGCCTTGGTGTTGATCTTGCAGGTCAAGGATACTCACCTGATGAAATTCTTCAGCGTGTTACACGCGAAGTACGGGATGAGTTCCGACATAAGCTTACCAATCCTAAGAGGGATCGAGCAGGGGCAGTTGAGGCAAGTACACGTAGTACAAAGTCTCCGCAAGCCGAGTTTCAAATGAGTGACGACGAGCGTCGTGTAATGAATAAATTTATTTCAACAGGTGTAATGACTAAAGAACAGTACATCGAAGAACTAAAGAAAATCCGAGGTTAATCATGGTACGAGAAGCACAACCCCGAGTTCAACGTCCGCAGCGGACACCCATCAATGGCCGTAACATTCTTACTGTATCAGGGAAAGATCCCAACTATGTATACCGTATTGTAAATGCTGTTGGTGACCGTATTCAACAATTTGAAGAGGCGGGTTATGAGTTAGTCGATAACAAAGACGTAAAAGTCGGCGACCGTCGAGTAAATAACTCATCCGCTGAAGGCTCAAAAGCTATGGTATCTGTTGACAAGCAAGGCACGAAGGCATACGTCATGCGTATCCGTAAGGAATGGTATGAAGAAGACCAACTAGCCAAGCAAGCACAGGTCAATGACTTAGAGCAATCTATTAAGAAGGACGCTCTTGCTAACAATGATTTACGTTCGGGTAAACTCGAAATTACACGCGAATAATCTGTTAGGGGAGCTATTTTTGGAGTTTTAAAATGGCATCTGTTCTAATGGGCTTTCGCCCTGTTAAACACATGAATGGTTCCCCATTCAACGGCCAGGTTAATCGTTATATGATTAGTGCGTCTGATTCTCAGGTAACTAACGTTGGCGATCTGGTTGTTCTGTCGGATAACGACGCTCTGGTGGACGCCGCTGGTGGTGTTTATCCTGCTGTTGAACGTGCGGCTTCCGCTACGTCATCGGCAATTGTTGGTGCAATCGTCGGTTTTGAAGTAGACTATAGTAACCTTAATACAGGTAACTATCGCGCTGCATCAACGCGACGTGTGGCACTTGTCGCGGACTCTCCAGACCTCATCTTTGCTTGTCCACAAGACGGCACTGGTGGTGTTGTGGCCGCCGCGTCTGTTGGTTTGAACTGCTCACTGGTGATTGGTTCTGGTTCCTCAACCGCTCCGTATGCCTCCGCAATGATGGTTGACAGTTCAGAAGTTGCTACTACTGCAACTGATCCTGTTCAAATCGTTGGTGTGGTTGCATCTCCTGATAATGATGTAACTTCAACCTCACGCCCCGCTGAACTTCTGGTACGTATTAATACGCATGCGTTTAATGCCGCTGGTCTTGCAGGTGTATAAGGAGTAAAGTATGTCTATTATCAATAGTTCCAGTTTTGCAAAAGCCCTATGGCCTGGCGTCAATGCTTGGTACGGCAAGGCTTATAATGAGTATCCGGTTGAATACACCAAACTTTTTGAAACGAGCAAGTCAAATCGCGCGTTTGAAGAAGATGTTGGTGTAAGCGGATTTGGTCTAGCAGTTGTGAAGCCTGAAGGCTCTCCAATCAGCTACGATTCTGAGCGTCAAGCATACATCACACGTTATTCACACGTTGTGTATGCTCTTGGTTTCATGATCACTCGTGAAATCATGGATGACGATCTGTATGATGTGGTTGGTCAACGGAAAGCGCAAGGTCTTGCATTCTCAATGCGTCAGACGAAGGAGATTGTGGCTGCTAACGTATACAACCGCGCTTTCACCGCAGCTTACGCTGGTGGTGACGGTAAGGAACTATGCGCTACTAACCATCCTCTGTTTGCTGGTGGTACTTTTGCCAACGAGCTTGCAACTGCTGCTGACCTTTCCGAAGCTGCACTTGAGCAAGCACACATCGATATTGCTGGTTTTACCAATGATCGTGGTCTGCTAATCTCTGTCCGTCCTAAGACATTGATTATTCCTCGCCAACTGATCTTTGAAGCCAAGCGTATCACTGCTCCTGATGGCCGTCCTGGTACTGATACCAACGACGTGAACGCCATGAAGGCTATGGGTCTTGTTCCTGAAGTTGTGGTTAACCATTATCTAACCGATAGTGATGCCTGGTTCCTACGTACTGATGTGCCTCATGGTATGAAGCATTTTGAACGTCGGGCTGATAGCTTCGATATGGACAACGACTTTGATACCGAGAACGCTAAGTTCAAGGCAACGGCTCGTTACAGCTTCGGTTGGACCGATCCCCGTGGTCTTTTTGGTTCTCCTGGCGCTTAATTTTAACGGGGGCTTAGGCATATAACAACCGCCCGCCCCCAATTTTAAGGAGATTAAGCAATGCCGGTATCAAATCCGAATCTTAGCTATCCAAAGCGTCGTAGTGAGCAGACTATTGTAATTCCAATTGCGCGTACTGATGCTGGCACCACTAAAGCTGTTCTTCCAAAAGATGCAGTTATTAGCGGTGTACATGTATTACAGGTTGTAGACGCAACCACGGACGTTGGTTCATTTACAGTTGGTCTTGGCTCTGATGCAGACGCAATTCTTACAGCATTTTCAATGGCAACCACAAAAGTAGGTCTTGTAAATGCAGGTACATCGGCTGGTTCTGATGTTCTTGTTAAACAGACTGAAGATCGTAAAATCACTTCCACATATACCGTTGGTTCTTCCACGGCTGGTGGTACTGGTTATGTGATTATTGACTTTTATGTGGTTGGCGCTGGCGAAGCTGTCGACGACTAATACACAGGGGGTGCAAGTCCCCCTATTTATTCTTTATTGGAGATTTCATGGCATCCTATCATAATGCAGACGCAACGCGACCAGCTTCACGTGCCGTTGCAGTGACCCCATCTGATGCAACGACATTACAAGTTACTCGTGGTCTTTTTGTTGGGACTGCGGGTGACGTGGTAGTTGATATGGCAGATCAAGGGTCTTCAATTACATTTGCTAATGTCGCAAATGGACAATTTTTACCAATTCAAGTGACAAAAGTATTAGCTGCTACTTCGGCTAGTGACATTTTAGCACTATACTAAGGATTTGAATAATGGCAACATATACTAAATTTCAAGCATTCACAGAAAAACAACTCATCAGTGGCATCGATTGGGATGCGGATACATTTAAAGTAGCACTCACCAATACCGCCCCCACTGCTGCAACTGATGACTTCTTTGACGATATTACGGAAATATCCGCAGGTAATGGCTATACTGCGGGCGGTGCAGCAACTACAATTACTGTTAGCACATCATCTGGTACCGCAAAAGTAGTTGGCACAGATGTCACATGGAACGCATCTGGTGCTGTTGGTCCATTCCGTTATGCAGTTTTATATAAGGATACTGGTACCGCTAGCACATCCCCACTAATCGCTTTCTGGGACTATGCTAGTTCATTAACACTTGCCAATGGGGAATCTTTCTCTGTTGACTTTGATGCAAGTAACGGTATTTTCACACTAGCATAATGGCGAATAATTATACATTATTTGTAAGGAATTCTGATGACCTGTGGGCGGGGAGGGACGCGCCTGCACCCGCTCAATACGAGGTGGCGCCAGACGGCATCTGGACGTGGTTCTCAGACCGGCGCGCGATCTACCGCAACGGCGCAACATACGCGCAGTACGTCAAGGCCAATGGCAACGTGTGCATGGCAAGGCGTGTCGAGTCCAGCGGGGATACAGCAGAAGCCACAATTCACGCACTGACGCAGCAGAACGACCACAACAACGGAGGATTCTGCTTCTTGCCTGACGGGCGCATTTTCTCAGCCTACTCGCTGCACAACGACACGGGCGGCACTCGCTACCGCATCAGCACGAACGCAGAAGACATCAGCGCGTGGGGCTCTACGGCGGCGCTGACGGTGACGACGCCTGCGACGTACAGCAATCCATATTACTTGAGCCAGACCGACAAGGTGTACCTGCATTACCGCAGTGGCGCGGGAGGCGTTGGGACGAACCCGATCAACGTTCGGGCGTATGACGTGACGGCCGGGACGTGGGACGCGGAGCGCACCTGGCTGGACAACGCCAGCACGCGGCCTTACGTCAAGAGCGTTGGCAACGGCGTGAACAGGATCGACCTGTTCTTCACCGATATGCATCCCAACCAGGGGAATTCATCGGTCTACCACGTCTACATGCAACTTGACGGCTCGGGCGCAGAGCTGTTCTACAAGAGCGACGGCACGCTCATTGGAAGCGGTCCAATCACGCCGGCAGATGCGACGCTCGTGCACACCGGAGGCGCGAACCGCTCGTGGGTATGGGATCTGCTCGTGAAGGACGGCGTGATCCACGCGCTGTATTCGACATTTCCAAACGCCACGACAGACCACCGTCTGCGCTACGCAAAGTGTGTCAGCGGCTCGTGGTCAACGTCGGAAGTGTGCGCGATGGGTGGGAGGTTGTACTCATCGGAGTCCTATTACTCCGGCGGCGGGGCTCTGGATCGAGGCGATCCGGCCAAAGCGTTCGCCAGCATCCAACAGGCCGGCGGTGCGTGGGAACTCAGCGAATGGTCAACGGCTGACGGCGGATCGTCGTGGTCGAAACTGCGCGACGTCACCAGCGGCGGCGCGTCAAGCATGCGCAACTGTCGGCCCATTGGCGTTGATGGTGGCGTAAGCGGTGGCACGCGCGCCCTGTGGTGGGCTGGCGTGTACTCGTCGTATGAGTCGTACTCCACAGCGATCCGGGGAACAAAATGACAGTCATTGCCGCCGATGCATTCGCTGGAAGTTCCGATGGAGACACCCTGCCGGACCATGACGCGAACTGGGTAAATCATCCGGGCGCCGGCAACGGGTTCCGCATCACCAATGACGAGCGCGCACGCGGCAACGGCACCAACTGCGTGATCTACCGGGCAGAGACGCCACCGAGCGCTGACTACTCTGTCAAGGCAGACATCTACGTGGCAGGCGCTGGCGTCAGCGGAAACGCCCCCGGGGTGTGCGCCCGCATGGACACAAGCGCGCTGACTTACTACGAAGCCAGGCTTGCGTTCTCGTCTGGAAGCAGCGCTAACTGGCAGCTCTACAAGCGAGTCGCGGGCACCTATACCCAATTGGGCTCGAACGTTGCACAGACCGTCTCGACGAGCACCAGTTACGCTGTGGAATTGCGAGTCAACGGCAGCGCCATCGAGCTATACAAGCTCGGCGAGGGGTCGGCCGCGATCAGCGCCACCGATTCAGCCATCACCGCCGCTGGCAAGGCTGGCTTGCGGGACAACGCCGCGTCGACCAACACCACTGGATATCACTACGACAATTTCCTAGCCGAGACGCTTGGCGGCGGCGACACCACCGCCCCCGTCCTGAGCAGCCCCACCGGCACAGCCACCGGCAGCACGACGGCGACGGTCGGAGCGACGACGGACGAAGGCAACGGCACGCTGTACGCCTTCGTCAGCACCTCGGCCACGCCGCCGAGCGCGACGGACCTGAAGGCCGGCACGGGCGCCGTGTGGGCTGATTCTGTGGCCGTCAGCAGCACGGGCGCCAAGACGCTCAACGCCACCGGCCTGACAGCGAGCACCGGCTACTACGCGCACCTGATCCACACGGACGCGGCAGCGAACGATTCCAACATCGTTACGTCGGCGCAGTTCACGACCACATCTGGTGTTTCCACACTCACAGCCGATAGTGGTTCATATAGTATTAGTGGACAACAAGCATATTATAGCTTAGGTCGTATTGCTCTTACCGGCACATACACACTAACGGGGCAAGATGTAACATTTGTTCATAGTGTTCCGGGTAGTTATGCATTAACAGCGGAACGTGGAATATACACATTAAGTGGGCGTAATGCCACATTGCGTTGGAGTGGAGAACCTGCTACAATAAATTATAATGGTAACACAATTAGTCTACAAATTGGAATTAGTATATAATGGATGCCTCATTAGTGACAATCGGTGGTGTAGTAATTAATCTTTTACTTGGTGGAGTAATATGGTTTATGAAGCAAACATATAGCGACCTTAAAGAGCAAGTTAAAGAACATAAAACCGAACTGGATAAAGTAAAAGATACTTACTTTAAAAAGGAAGACTTCCGTGAATTCAAAGACGAACTATGGACACGCCTTGATAAGATGGAAATTAATTGGACTACACAGCTAAATGAGTTACGCAAGTAATAATTACTTCAAACACGGCTCATGGAATATTATCTGTGATGTCTGCGGTGTTCGTTATAAATCTGATGAAGTAAGAAAAAGATGGGATGGTCTTATTGTTTGCCAAAATGATTGGGAAGCTGACCATCCACAAAAATACTTGCGCGTCCAATCTGATCCAAAACAAGTTCCATTTATTCGGCATGAACCACAAGACACCTTTGTAGAAATTTGTTTTTTAGATACTAAAAGCGGTTATGCCGGACTTGCCGCAGCAGGATGTGCACAAGCCGGAAACGTTAGTGTTCCATATTCTGTGTTAAGAAATAACCATCAATTATAAGGTTTAAAATGAGTGATACTACTTTTTCTAATGGAACAGTGATTTTACCTGGGTGGCTTAATGAGGTTAACGAGTCGACGTTTACTACAGTAAATCTAAAGTGGCCTACATTTGGCGCTGTAGGGGACGGTGTTACCAATGATACTTTGGCGTTACAGAACGCTATTATTGCCGCCGCTGGTAAAACTCTAGTAATTCCAGCAGGTACATATTTAGTTACAAGTTCTGCTGCTACGTTATTAAGTATTGCCTCAAGTTGTAATATTGTTGGTGCTGGCATTGATAAGACTATTATTGTTTTAAAAGGCACCGCGACTTATTTTAATGGTATTAACGTAACTGCGGACTTAAATATTGAAAACTTAACGATTAAAGTTGAGCCAGTAGCAGGACAATCAGCAGCCGCGATTCGTGTTGGTGGAAATAATCTTTATGGTAGTCGTGTTAAAATTGATGGTCAAGTAGTACATTCTGGTAGCTTTAATTTTACATCATATGGTTTACTAATTCCTACTACTGGAAGCAACGAAAATATCGTATTTGAAAATAGTATTTTTACTAGACTGCACTTCCCATTTTTAAAACAAAACGGGTCTACCAGTACTCAAAAAAATATTAACTATGTTAAGTGTATTTTTGATGGAAACTTCCGTGAAGATTTATCATTTAATTCCCCACTTGGGGAAATATCTTTTGTTAAAGTACACGGTTGCCACTTTAAAAACCATGCTGGTAATGCTGCTGGTGTTGATTCTATTTATGTAGCACTTGCGAGTGTAAAAGACTTCTCTGTTACTGAGAATACTTTTGAAGGTACAGTGCGCGAGGCAATTCATATGGAAGAAACCTGCTTGCGTGGTGTATGTGCACAAAACAACATTAAGTGCGCCATTGTCGCTAATGGCGCCGGAATTGCTTTCTTAGAGAACAACGTAACTGGTTCTATGACAAACCCAGAAAACATTGTTGTTTCTTCTAACACAATTCATCAAAACGGTACTGCAAAAACAGCAACAACGTTTGGTGTGTGGATTATTAATAATATTTCACCAGAACTAGCTGGCAGCCGCCTAACAATTACCAGTAATATTGTAAGTAATTTTGATTCTGGCTTTGCTGGAGAAACTAATAACGGTGCTGCTGTTACAGTTAGTAATAACCTGTCAATTAACTGCGCTAAAGGATACACTTGGCGTGGTGCGACTTCACACCACCTGCAAAACAACGTTTCTGACACCTGCGACATTGGTGTAGAAACTATTAACGGTGGTACGTTTGTGCGTCACAGATTTGTCAATTGTACTACAAATGCTACAGCTACTACTGCTTTTCCTGTTGTACTTGTATCACCAGTATTTGAGTATGCAAATAGAAGTTATGCATTAAACGAAACTGTAAACCACATTCTATTTCCTTTAGCTGCGAATAGTCGTGTTCACGGCTTTGCTTCAACATATTTAAACAGTGCCACAAACCCACGTTATGCTTCTATTCGTAGTGAAGTAACTTTTGATGGAGCAACTACTACAGTAAGTTCTATTTTTGATATTTCACCATCTTCTATCGACACGTTTATTGAAGAAGACTCTGGTAATTTACGTTGCCGTGTATTTACATCTTTTGCACTAAGTGATGTTAGACTTACTGTTTGGTTTGACGGCCATATTGTACTGAGCGCATAATGACTACATCTGCTAATACTTCTTGGGAACTAACTCGTAATGAGTTGATTGAAACAGCCTATCGCAAACTAGGTTTGCCAGGTGATGGAAATACATTATCCACCGACCAGTATACCGATGGAGCGACTGCATTAAACAGCGTTATTGCGCTAGCAGTAACTGATGGTATGCCATTATGGAAAAGAACAACGACCACGGTAACTCCGTCAACGACATCACAAAATTATACGTTAGCAAACGCCGTTAAAGTTTCTGGTGTCTTTTTGCGTGACACACTTAGCGGTGTGCAGTATGAACTAGAAGTTAAGTCATTATATGACTATTATCGTCTACCAAATAATACAAGTGGTATTCCTGTGAACTGGGTGTTTGAACCTACAATAACTGGTGGTACATTACGAATTTGGCCGATGTTAAGTGATAGTGGTACAGTGGCTACTAAAAGTATAGTTGTTGTCTATCAGAAAAAATTTGATGGATTTACAACTACAACTACTGACACACTTGATTTCCCATCGTATTGGACTAGCGCAATTGTTTATAAAACGGCTGTCGCACTTGCCCCAGAAGTTGGAATGCCAATCCAAGATCGTCAAGACTTAAAGCAAGAAGCTAAAGAATACTGGGCTTTAGCATCATCATATGGTGATGAAGAAGGATCATTATTCATTCAGCCATATACAAAAATGAGAGGTTAATATGGCGTCAACTAATTTTATTGCCGGTACTGTAATTGATGCTACCACTGATGTTTCCTTACGAATTACTCCTGCTGCAACCGTTACATCTGTACGTGTGCCCATTATTGGTAATGGATCTATTCAACTAGTTTAATAAATGGCTTATACACAATCACCACAAATTAGTACTTATAAAACGATACCAATTTCGGTTGATGGTCGTGTTAATACACGTAATGGTGATTTAACAGATGAGCGTGATCTTCAAATTGTTAACATGTACTACGATGTTTCAATTCAAGACAGCCAAAATCGTGTTGCACTAAAGCGATTAAAGAAGCGTCCTGGTTTACGCGCAACAGCCTATAATTTAACAAAAGCGAGTAGTTCAGATGTACTACGTGGCACGTATTATGATGTAGACCAAAATGCATTTTACTGGGCTGTAGGTAATAAGTTGTATAGCGTAAAACCAGATTCTGGTACTTCTATTAGAACAGTTGCAACATTAAACACATCGTCTGGGCTCGTCGGGTTTTGTAGTTTTCTTGACTCTGTTAGTAGTGATCGCTATATTCTTATTTCTGACGGCACTGATTTATGGGTAGATGATTATGTGGCAACATCTTGTGCACGAGTAACAGATGCAGATATGCCCACACCACATGAACCGTCACCTGTTTATGTCGACGGATATGTATTTTTAATTGATGCTAATACTGGGGATATTTATAATAGCAATTTAAATGATCCTACAGCATGGACTGCTGGTGATTTTATTAATGCTGAGATCCACCCAGATTATGCGAAACGTCTTGTTAAAATGAGAAACTATATCGTAGTATTAGGTGTGTCTAGCGTTGAATATTTTTATGACGCTGGTATTGCATCTGGTAGTCCACTACAACGAAATGCGTCGGCTGTACGACAAGTTGGATATATTACCGGTTTGGTAACAATAGGTGATATTACTTACTTTGTTGGTCAGGATGAAAAACACAATGTTGGTGTATACACTATCGATCAATTTGAAGTCAAAAAAGTATCAAATCCAGCCATTGAGCGAACAATACAAACATATGTCTCAACTGATAATGCCAAATCTCGTGCAAGTTTAAATACTGCCGGCTATCATATCTCGATTGATGGGCACACATTTTATGTGCTAGCAATCACCGGTGCTACTTGGATTTATGATATCGAATTAAAAGAATGGTATGAATGGCGCAATTCTAGTGGAACAGCACTAGCCATTGAAGGTGCCTGGTTGATGCAAAATGGTTCGATGTATCTTGCAATTAACAACCAAACGTATGTGTCATTATTATCATCTTCATTATATCAAGATTTTGGTGTTAACTTTACGTGTCGTTACACAACAGAATTAATCGATGCTGAGACTATTAATTGGAAAATATGCAATAGATTGACTCTGGATTGTAGCCAAGAAGAAGTGACTGGTACAAGTAATTTAACGATTACATGGAGCGATAAGGATTGGTCGACGGCTAGTGGAGCCACACGCACAATTAATGTATTCAGTATCTCACCACAAATATATCGTCTTGGTCGCTTTAGGAAACGAAGTTTTAGATTTGAATATGCCGATAATTATCCATTCTGGCTTAAAGGATTTTATCTGAACTTAAATATTGCACAAATATAATGGCACAATTAATTCCATCACCACCAATCGGAGCCGATCCAAATAGTTATGTCTGGATCGATTGGTATAATCAAATCACTGTTGTAGTTGATTATTTAAACGAGTTATTACTAGAAGTAAATACAGTTGCTGCTAGTGCTGCCACTGCGGCACAAGATGCGCAAGACGCAGCAGATTTAGCACAGACTGCGGCGGAAACAGCACAGACTGTCGCAGAAACTGCGTCGACTGCCGCAGAAACAGCACAGACTGCGGCGGAAACAGCACAGACTGCCGCAGAAACTGCGCAGACTGCGGCGGATTTAGCACAAGCACTAGCTGTAGCAGCACAAGAGCAATCATCGGAAAGCCTATCACCGGATACATATAATGTATCTAGTGGTGCTTCTGCCCTATTTTTAGGGGCTGGTACAGCATCCGCTGAAGTACGCTATAATAATGATGGTACTAAAGATCGCCGAGTTAATGGTGGGAGCTATATTGGAAATGGGAATTGGTATAATCCAACAACTGCTTCTATTGGTGACACACATTGGATTAGATTTACAAAAGTAAGTGAAGCCGGGGCAACAATCTCTGGTACATTTGGTTCATGGTTACAATTAAACTCGGCTAGATCACTATCTATTAGCACATCTTCAGGTGAAGCCACAGGTGTTATTACTGCTGAAATTGCGACAGATTCTGGTGGCGTTACTATTGTTGGAACTGGTACGGTGACGCTGTATGCTGTTCAAGAAAATTAAGGAATAAATGAATATGGCACAATATAATTACGATCCAAATAGTCTTGGCAAAGACTTTGCATCTTATAATGCTTTTGGTGATGTAAATCAAAAGACCTCTGATATGTATCGTAATTTTGTTGGTAATAACTCAACACTATTCGATGCAGTTGGAGGCACTGGCGGATTTGATAATTATATGAAAGAACGCGGTGCTAGCCTCGGTTGGAACTCTGAGGCATTGGGTGACTTTCAATTCTCAGATAATTCTAAAAAGTTTGGTGCTACACTCGAAGATGCACTTAAAGGATTTACACGCTCACGAACTGGTTATGCTGGAATGGATGATGGGCGTATAAATCTATTGCGTGATGCAAGTGGGAATATTGTTTCAAACTCTTCACCTTATTCCTATGATCCAGCAAAAGAAACTCTTACTGAAGTTATGAAAGGCATTGCACTGCAACTAGCTGTCGCTGGTGGTGCAAGTGCACTCGGTGGTAGTGGTGGTGTTGGTTCTACGGCTGTTATGCCAGGTGAGTTTGGTGGATTAGAGCTTGCAGGCAATGGACTTGCTGGTGGCGCTGGTACGGCCGCTGGAAGCCCATATGCACTATCTGGTGGATCTTTTGGCACATCTGGCGCAATTGGCTCGACATCACTTACAAGCGCAGGCGCGGGCCTTGTCCCAACAACTGGGGCACTTGCTGAGGGTGGTGGAATACTTGGTGGAGCATTAGCAACTGCTGGTGGTGCAGGAACAGGATTAAGCGCTTTACTTGGTGATATTGCGAAAAGCAACACAGGGCAGTCAATTGTTAAAAATTTAGTGGGTGGTAATAAGAATAGCGGTGGTAGCGGTGGGTTTGATCTAGGCTCATTACTTCAAAATATTGCACAGATATATCAAGGTAATCGTCAGCAAGAGTCAGCCAAAGGTTTATATGACTCGTTAGCTAGTCAGTTTGGTCCAGATTCCGCCTATGCGAAGCAGCTTCGACAAGAGCTTGATCGGCGTGATGCGGCGTCTGGTCGTCGTAGCCAGTATGGCCCACGTGAAGTTGAACTACAAGCAAAGCTAGCTGATCAAATGACTAAGAATCTTACGACTATGACTGCGCTTATGGATAAGAGTAATTCAGGATTAACCTCACAATTACAAGCTGGTCTTAAGCTTGGTGAAGATTCTGGGCTATCCAGTATATTTGGTGATGCGATTAAAGGTATTGGTAGCGATATCTGGAAGGACTTTAAAGGGTCTGACTTCTATAAAGACTTATTTGATTGGGGTGACTAATGGCTGATCTAAGCATGCTATATACGCCACAAGCAATGCAAACCGCAGGGCAACTACCATTAATGTATACTGTGGATGCTGCTCGTTTGCTAAAGCAAAATCAACAAACTGATCAAGCAACATTAGAAGAACTAATGAAAGCTCGTCAACGCACACAAGAAATGCATGGTGCCGATCTAGCACAAAAGAGCGCTACACTCGCAGGCACTCAACTTGGTAATCAAGCCCGGCAACTTCAGAACGAAGGCTTGGGGATGGATAATCGTGTGCGTAAAGAAACATTACCACAAGAGATTCAAGCGAAGCTCGATAAGTTTGCAAAAGAAGCTGATGATTATAAGTGGTCACAATTTGAATCTAAAATCAAGAATGGACTACAAAGTCAAGATCCGAAAGCACGTGCACAAGCTCAAGCACTTTACGATCAACTTCCGGCACAAATTGATACACGCACTAAGCATAAGCAAGCAATGGAAAAAGAACGAGAAGCGTCGCGTCGTACGATTGAAGCCGCCCGTATTGCTGCCACGTCTCGTGAGAATGTGCAAGGTATGAAGTCACCTAGTAGTTCTGGTATGCCCGACTTTAATAAGATTAAAGATCCTCTACAACAGTATACGGCCATTGTACGTTATATTGCTGAAGTACAGGCAGAAAATCCAGATGATCCGCGTATTCCAAAGCTTATTGCAATGAAAACCGCTGTACAACCTGTTGCACAAGAATTGATTGATCGTGGTCGTGACCGTATTGGTATGGCACCTGATGCTGGTGGTAATTGGAAACCATCACAAGGCACACAACTTGCTGACACTGCTCCACCAACAGCGTCACCAGCTAAAGCCCCACCGACACAGGCTGACATCGAATTCACAGCGAAGAAATATGGTATCACGGTTGAAGAAGTTAAAAAGCGTTTAGGAATGTAATAATGCCTATTGATCTATTTGAACAAGCTAACATTTCTCAAGAAGGTCCGCGCGATCTTTTTGAGCTTAATGATGTTAAGTTATCCGATCATGAGAAAGTGCAGAAGCGTAAGGTTCCAACCTATATGGGTATACCTGAAGCAGCACTTTCTATGATGTCTGCGTTGCCATCACAAATCGCTGGTGGTTTATATGGTCTTGGAACACTTGCTTCTGGACAGGGTTTAGATAAGGCCGCAGAAGCCTCTAAACGTGTCCAGGAGGAGAACTTCGGCATGGGAACATACAAAGGTACTACTGACCCTGGAAAACGCGCTGTAGAGGCTTCTGGTGAGATTATGCGTAAGCCTGTAGAATATGCTGGTAAAGGCGCTGAAGCACTTGGCCTTGATCCCATCTATGGTGAGCTTCCAACTGAAGTTGCACTAAACTTTCTACCACTACATCTTGGTGTGGTTAAGCCTGTTCGTGCGATTAATAAAGCAATTGATAAGGCGGCTAATAAGTATAATCCACCTATGAGTAATATCGAGGCGATTGTAAAGGAAGCTAAAACACAACCTGATTCAGTGTCACAAGATTATGTACCGCCAACACAGTCCGAGCTACTTCCATCTAATGCCCCACAATACGGTATTGACCATAGCAATAATGCGGGACATTGGGTTACTGACGAAAATGGAATGCCTATTAGTGCCGAGCGCTCAATGGATGTCCAAGCTGCGACACATCCGCTACAACGTGATTTGTTTAGTGAAGAGTATCTACCAGCCCAAGGAGCTGAGCGCACATTACCGGAAGCTGTTGATAAAATGGTTACAGATGCTCCTGATCTGGCACGGGATGGGATGGATAATCGTAGCTATGAGATTAGCCGTGCTTTGTTTAATGACGAAGTTCCTGGCAACTTAACGGAAACACGACAACAAATTCAAAAGCAATTTGAAGGTGACGATCCTATTGCACAGTCAGCAATGGCTGCGGCTGCGGATATGGACACACCATCTTTCTCGCCGGAACCAATTAAAGGACTAAGTAAATCACAACGTGGTGCACTTGATCCCGAAGTATTTAAAGAAGGATTCCGTGGACTAAACCGTTGGCTTTCACGGCTAACTGATCAGCCATGGGTGCGCGAGCGATTCCCGGCAAGCCGTTATGAAAGCAATACAGATGGTTCCCCAACAATTCTATTACATGGGACTCGTGAGGCGTTCAATGATCAACCACGTGCAGTTGGTATGGAAGGTCTACATGCGGGTTATGCGTCGGCTGCAACTTTAAAATCTGCACTACGTAAACGTAATAAAATCGATTATCGTATTGGTAACTTAGATTTTAATATTGCGTCTGCTGCAATGCAAGGTGCCGAAGTAGGTTCTGCTGTGTATCCTATTGTTATTCGTAAGGGTAATTATCCTACACTGTCGAAAGACTATGGTTCATTTGCACCATACATTCTTGCAAACAATCAGACTTTTGCATTAGATGTTGCACGTGCAACGAATGGTAAGTATAGCATGTATGAGGTTCAAGACATCATGCAGGAATGGGCTCGTAAGTCACCGGGTAGTGATGCTTTTGATAACACACGCTTTGCACAAATGCTTAAAGATCAATTTGATATTGATGGCTTCTGGTACGAAAATAAATATGAGACTCCTAAGAATAAATTGTATGCACGGTCTGGTGAGCATCAAACACCGCAACGTGCGCGCACACTGGCTGCTAATCAAGCATACACAAAGTCCTTCGTAACATGGGATGATAATAAAATTCGCTCATTATATGATGAGCCTGTGCGTGCCACTATGTCTGGAGGGATAGGTCGATCACAAGCTGGTGCCTTACGTGTCAAAGATATTGAAGAAGGTATTAAGAATCTACGTAATCGCTTTGGTACACCGAAAGATTCTATTGAAACACCAGTTACACCTAGTATGCTTGCCGAAAAACAAGACAAGGTTAAAAAAGTAAAGGCGACCTCTGATATTCTAGGTACAAAAATGCCGGAGTGGACTGATCCTACTACTTTTGAAGAGGCGGTCAGCTTAATTAAAAATGAGAAGGATATTAAGTCTAATCCATATTCACGTGGTGTGGCACCTGGTAATAACTTTATGGCCGCATACCACAATAACTCACTGCTTAAGTATGCACGGCACTTATTTAACAAAGCTCGTGGTGACGCTGCAAAGTTCTCAAAAGACTATATTACTGCTGAAGGTGGTTTAAGTCCTTTAATCACAAACATGGATGCTACAGAACGTGTAAAGATTGCTGAGCTACTTACAATGATGGATAAGCACCAGGTGGACTTTACACCTGAAATTGGACAGCAGATTGGTCTTTCTAAAAATGGTGTTGCTTTCATGGAGCAACTGAAAAAGACTAGCGATGCTGAGTGGGACTGGATTAGTCAAATCCGTGGTGAGCAGGGCGTTAAGTCTGCTCCTAAGCGTAAAGGATATACAGCTTCTATTTGGAGTGGTGACTATCACTCACTTGTTCTTGATAAGAATGGTGATCCTATCGGATTTATTTCTGCGTCAAGTCCAGGGGAGTTTGCGCTAGCAGTGGAGTACTACAAGAAAAGTAATCCAGACGCTAAGTTTAGCGCTGAGAAATGGCAGGATGCTCGTCGTAGTATATCTGGTGGAAATCGTAAAGCTATTCGCTATAGCGATCTAAGCTCTATGATTAAACTACTATCTAATGCTGATGGGGATTTTGCTAAACTTCAGAACAAAGTTCAGCTTGACGCCGTTCGTGCAGCCACCGAGTTGTTTGGACACGATGTGCATAACATGCGTAAGAAAGGCATTACCGGGAATCTTGGTAATAAGCCTTGGCTGTCGCCGGAGAAGAATGCGCGTGATCGCTTAGATGCGATTGTGCGTTATTTTGAAGAAGCAGCAGAGCATCATGCCCTACAAAAACCAGCAGAAGAACTACGTCTTCTTACGGCTGATGAGAGCACACAACACATGCCTAACGCAAAGAAGTATTTAGATGACTATTATCGTAATGTAACAGGTAGTTATATCCACGATGGTGGCCGTGTTATGAATGCTATCTTTAACGCGAGTAGTGCTGTAGTTGAAGGTGTATCAAGCCGTATTCCAGGTGTGCGTAACTATGTTGGTCCAGGTAATGCTATTAAGTTATCTAACACTGTTAAAAACAAAATGGCACAAATGTACATGGGTTGGTTTAACTGGATGTTCACAGCTTCCCAGCTAGCACAGCCGGTTCAAACTGGTGTGCCCATGATGACAATGTTAGCCCAACGTGTTGGACTGCCCCCACATGCCGCCACTAAAGCAATGGCGAATTCTGTTCCACAGTTCTTCAAGTTATCTATGAATAATATGTTTAAACAGAATGGAGTGAAATTTCAATTTCCAGTAGATGCTGAGTTGCAACAGGTGTTTCAATGGGCACGTGACCGGGGAATTCTTGACTTCACTGAACTAGAGCGTGCTTATGAGGGACATAAAACAACTGTTGGTCGTGCTTATGATCACGTTGCTGAGTGGTCAATGCAGATGGGGGAAAACATTACCCGCCCACCGATGTTCTTGGCTGTTGTTGATATGTTGAAGCAAGTTGAACCTGATTTAAATAAGGTGCTACCAGTTGCTGAAAATATCACTAACCAAATTATGGCTGATTATCATCAGTGGGAGCGCCCTCTTATGTATAGTGGACTTGGTGTACTAGCACCACACGCTGGCGGACTTACTACGTTTAAACATAACTATGCAGGAACACATGTGCTTCTTGCTAAAGAAGCTGGTAAAGGCAACTCAATTCCATTAATGCTTGGGGCCTTACAAATGTTAATGTTTGCAGGTATTACGGGTACTGTATTCTATGATAGCATTGATTATCTATATCAACAACTTCGTGAAGAAGTAACAGACGAGCGTCGCACGATTGCACAAGACTTTATGAAGGATGTTCCCGAATATATGAAGACTGGTGTTGTTTCCAGTTTACTCGGTCTTAATATGCAGGGTAAGTTTAGTGCCGCCGATATGGTCCCAGACTCATTTATGAAGGGCGCGTTCCCACATTTATCTGGTGCATATGATATTGCTGAGAGTGCAGTTACCGCTGCTACTAATCCAAATGAGAATTCGTTTGCTAATCTTGCAGTTGATGCAACACCATCAGGATGGAAGCAAGCAACTCGGATGGCTGTAAAGCGGGATGAGCAGGGTAATCTACTTAACAAACAAGGACAGGTAGATGTTCCGCGTACTGAGCAGGAATGGAAGAAGGCAGCCACAACTGGTTTAGTACCGCTAGACGAAGCACGTAAGCGGAATGAGCTATATCAGAATCGTCAGAATGAGCGCCAGCGTATTGATAACTTAACTGAGTTGTCAAAGCAATGGTCTGACTTAATTATTAACAAAGGTACACCCGAACAACAACAAGAGCTACTTACAAAGTATGAGAAGCTTGGTGGTGATCCAACACATCTACTTAAGAAGATTCCGCAGATTCATATGGAAGCTGCTAAGACTTCTAAAGAGCGTGCCCAGGGTATACCAAAATCACCACAAGGTGTGCGTCGTTATGAAGGATATCAACAATGAGTGTTGTAAAAGACTGGTCAAAGTACAAAAACTTTACTAAGGCGGAGTTTGATTGTAAATTCTCTGGTGAGAACTTTATGCTGGAAGCCTTTATGGATAAGTTACAACAGCTACGTAGTGTGTACAACAAACCTATGAAGATTACGTCTGGTTTCCGTAATCGAAACCATCCTGAGGAGCGTACAAAGACTGGTATTGGGCCGCATGCTCAAGGGCTTGCGGCTGATATTAGTGTTCGTGGTGCCGATGCACATCGTCTAGTTGGTTTAGCCATTACAATGGGCTTCACAGGTGTTGGTGTGAGCCAACAAGGTAATAGTAGATTCATACATCTTGATTTGGTGAAGTCTAGTATACGACCTAACATTTGGAGTTATTAAAAAGGGGCCGAAAGGCCCCTTTTATTTTGTCTCATTCATTATGAGTTTCGTATAACCCTTTCCAGTTTGTAAGTCATACTTGCTTGCTACCTTGATTGCTTCCACAGGATCTTTACCACACTCCATCGCGCTGATAGCAAAACCAGCACCACTCCCAATTGCAAAGAACTTTTGCGTTAGCTCAATCCAATTAACTAAGTCCTGTGTGTGTAATATCTCACCTTTGTCTGTAAGACCAATAATCTCAGTATCACGTAGCTTATGTGGTTTTTCAGCAGGATTTAATAGCCACATAACTGATGGTCCGATCTGATCAGCCCTACCTGCAAAGCCAACAAACAATCGTTTAGCGCCAACAATATCACCAGGGACTTCGTAGATTTTAGTACGACCAATAAGCTTAATCGAATCCTTTGTGAACTGGCGGTCTCCCGCCATCATGTTCTTATTTACTGCGATTGTTGTTATAGTTTATACTCCATCATCTACCCAATCACTTCCCCAATTAGACTCCGCAGCTTCCACCGTGCCCACTGATGTCACAGATGTCGTGCTCCTCATAGACGGCTCCTTTGTGTTTGATGGCGTCTTCGTAGTCACACTCGGTAATTGGTTGACCTCCTCGACTTCCATCTGGATAACAGGTAAATCCACGCAGTCTGGGAGCGTATTGTGCCAAAGTAGCTGTGAATCTACCAACATCTGATTCGCTATTCCCTTTACTACCCCAAGATGGGAGGTTGATGGTAGAGCTAATTGACATGTCAACGTAATCTTGAATGTCTGCTTGGAATTTGATTCGTCGTTCATAATCGTGACTTAGCTTATAAGCTGTGTCAATACTTTCTGGTTTTAGTCCGTACTCTTTGATGAGTCGGTCTGCGGTTGCATCGACGACATAGGAATATTTCCATTTCGTTCCATCAGTAAGGAAACGTCTCTTATAAGCCACCGCAAACAATGGCTCAATTCCCGTCGTTGTACTGGCGAGAATTCCGATAGTTCCAGTCGGAGCGATTGCTCGATAAGCCACTGGGCGCGAAATATAGAATCTATCGCAATGTTCATTTGCTGCTGTTTCAGACTCGGATCGATATACATTTAACCACTCCTTAAGTTCATCTGTTACCTCGTATTTTTGTCCTCGTTGGAGGAGCCATTCGTGAATGCCCATGAGGCCCAAACCGAGTCTACGGTTTTTCTCGCGGACTTTATAGACCTTTTCGTAAGGGAGATCAGCTCGGAGTGTTCCGCATACAAGGAATTTGCTAGCAAGTGCGGTGACAGTCTTGAACTCATCCAATGAAGTAATGTTTCCAAGATTAATCGAACCCAGATTACAAACATCAGAATCATCCTCAGAAGTAACCTCGGTGCAAGCATTACGTAGCGTTTCATTCTGTTTATCTCCAAAGTTAAATGAGAACCCTGGTTCACCAGTCATCATAGCCTGACGGCAGTTTTCTAGAAAGACTTTATTATCAGCTAGTTCGTGTATAACGTCAGGCCAGTTATCCCCATGATAAACAACATCGCCTAGGGCAGCATCATCATAATTAACGCTGATATTGGTCATATCCAGTGGAGCAGGGAAGTTAAAGTCTTTTTCTTTAAGAGCCTTTACTTCATCCGTCCAATTCTTGCTTCTAAGGAAGTCAGGAATGTCTTCATGTTGCCAATTGAGGCTAGCGTAGATTGCGGATCGCCTAGATCCTCCCTGCATAACTCGGCGGCCCACTTCGTTGATTGCTTCCATGAGAGGGATAGGACCACTAGCGACGCCACCAGTTCGTGATAAAGGTTTTCCAGACGGGCGAAGTCGGCTGTAGTCAATTCCAATACCTCCACCAGTCATTAAGCAACTCATTGCACGCCATGTTACGTTGCTCCATTCTTCTCGGGTGTCTTCTTCTGCTCGCAGTAGATAACAATTGTTGTAGGCTTTGTAGGGGCGACCGGCATAATATAGATATCTTCCTCCCGGAAGAAACCGCATGTTCTTAATGTGTTCAGCAAGCTCTTTGCGATCTCCGTCGGACATGAGTGCTGGCTGAGTTCCCCATCGAGTTCCACAGACATCCTCAACGAGCCTATCGGCGAGTGCATCCCAACTGTCGTTTGGTCCTTGAGCATATTTTGTCCTAAAAATAGTTTCTGCAAATTCTGTTTTAAATCGGTTAACGTGCATTAAGTTCCTTTGTTATAATCGTCTTGATCCTCATAATCTTGATAATCTTTAATTTCTTCTTCCGCCTCTGCTTCTTCTTGCACTCGCAACCGAAAGCGAACACTCTTGGAATGATTCTTCGAGAGATAAGAGTCGTCATCCAACTCACGTTTATTAGTCTTGAATTTCTTTCCTAATGTAATCATCTTTTTCTAATACTTTGTCAAGGAAGCGATCAATAATATCGTCTGAATTAATTTCTAGAAGTTCCAGTAATGTGACTTCATCTAGATGCCTTAGTTTTTCTAATAGCTCAAGGTGATTCATCTTCGTACCACATTCTTATATAAGACATAAGATCATACATCCATTTTTTCATATTGCTCAATATTGTCTACTGGTTCATATTGCTCATGGAAAGCCTTGATTAGTTCTTGATGCATATGTGGATACATGTCTGGAATATCTAAGACTTTAACATTAAAGTTGCTGTCTAAGTCCATATTTTCATCTCGCATATATTTTTGTACTTGCTCATAATTATGCCTATTTACAAACACAATCTCATCTGCCCAACTAAGTAGATTATTACTTAATGGAATGAGTGCATCATGCCATGAGCCAGCAGACCGTGTATTATAACGATTACCATAAATGCGTGCAGCAGTGGCACTACGTAAAATACCCATGCTACACACAAACAACACACGCTTATCAGAACCCTGATAAGGGTTGTTTACAACACCTTGACGACATTGACGAATCTGATCACTTAGTGACATTTTGTACCTCTAGTAACTTCTGTAAAAAATGAATGGCTTTCTTAATGTCTTCAACTCCACCTTTGTGTTGCCAGCGTGCAAGATATTTTACAGCGGTGCCATCAAGATAACCTAAGCCCCACGCAGTAATAACATCCCAGGGCTCATGTCCCTTAAACTGCTTATAATGGTCACCACCTACTTGAATATTATTAGCAGATGGTTGTGGAAAATCTTTCATGTCTTTAATATCGTGTTCGTTAATCATATTTTGAATTTAAATATTGTAAAGGAACTGGCACCAAATCAAACTCACCATCAGAGACATTGTGTAGCATCATCGCACCACGCCAATGTTTATTACCCTGCGGTCCCATATAGTCTTCTGAATGCTCATAACAAGAGCCCGCAATAACAGATGTTAATCGCTTGCCGTCAGCGCGCTGTGCCATATGTATTTGTAAGCCTTGTTGATGACCAGCAACACAACTCATATGTTTCTTTGCCAACTGCGCCGCAGCCGACGTACAAGGACGACCAAGGACACCACTGGTGAAGTAATGGCTATAAGCAATACCATCGATAACCACCACATCAAGAAAATCATAGACCTCCCAACCTCTCTCACAATACCCTAAGTCGTGGATAGAGAGGACTCCATCGAGCTTAGGGTCCGAGTTTGTTGCACGGTTGATACGGTTCTCATGGTTTCCAAGAGTAAGTACAAGTCGGGGACGGTAGCGTTCTCTATGATCCCTCTTAGCTCGTTCATTATACTCTGTGATAGGAGCCAATAATTGGTCCATAGCGGCATGAACTGACTCGACATCAGTTCGGTATCGTCGACCTTCAAACGCTTTTGTACCGACATCATAACTTGATAGAGAAGGCATATCTGCAAAATCTCCAATGCAGATGATAACGTCGGGCTTTTTGTCGACAATGTACTGACCAATTTTTCTAAGGTATCGTGTATCATACTCTGGCTTGACTTGACAATCAGGAATTACAAAGTGCTTCATAACTCCAGCCATCATCTATAAGTTCTTTAATTTCGTCAGGTGTATAGTATCGCGGATTTGGATATTTGCCATTTAATACTAAATAAGCTTCTGGATCAAGTTTACCACCCTCTTTTTTTATATAGATGCGGCCAAATCCATGGCTGTTATACCAAATCCACTTAGTCATTTAACTCAGGTGGCGTCTCATTATCAGGTGAGGCACCAGAAACAGCTACACCAGTAGCCACGAGAAAATTAAGGGCAAACATCAGTAGCTGCTGTGCTTCTGCTGGTGAAACCTTTTGTGTAAATTGCACTGAACCATCTTCGTTGTAGATAGGTACATCAATAATTTGCATTACTCTTTCCTTTGAAGCAGTTCAATAAAGTGATCAAGTCTCACTACTGCCAAAGGGATGTGCCTATCTCGCTTTACAATAACGAGTGGTTCATATTTGCCATGTTCTGCTGCTTGATCATAATAGGTATGAATCTGCGATTTTGCTTTGGATTTGCACTCGATCTGATATGGAATCAGTTTGCGAGCTGCCGGACTTAATTGTAGGTCTTCTCCGCCAGCGCCCATCGAGGTACTGCGTACATCATCCTGTTCTAAGGATGGAAACGCCTTCAGAAGCCGATCCCGGACCAGCTTCTGGAAGTTACGGCCTTTGCTCTTAGCCGACTGTGGGGTCATTCAATAACGGTGAACTTAAATGGAGTTTCACGACGCTTCTTGGCGTCGCGCACTTCATCTAAATCCATTGAAGTAAAGATGCTTGTCCATGTCGCATCAGATTCTAGTGGATCGCTATTTGCTTGTAGTTGATACTTTGTTTCATTGTTGTGATTAACAAAAGATACAATACGATATTTAGTCATAGTATATTTCTCCAATTGTCGTTTTCTTTACGCCATATAAATACACACTGTGCATTCATATCTAATTCTTCTTCGCTACCATAGCGGTCAGCGACTGCTTCGTAGCGCTCTTGATTTGTTTCACATCCGTATAGAATGCCGGCCGCTTTTTTAGGTCCGATTCCTGGGATGCCTTTAATGTTATCTGTTGTATCACCAACCAGAAGCTGATAAAAAAACCAATAATCTGCTTCTTCTTGAGTAAGTGTGTAAATAGATTTTTCACGAATTACTACACCAAGTCGTCGTAGCTCCCAGTTAAAATGATGCCCAGCTATTTGATTTAGGTCTTTATCTAAGTGACAAATAATAGTGTCTTCTCGTTGACGAATACCAAGCATATCATCTGCTTCAATTGCCTCAGTATAATGTGCATGCCATTCTGTTTCAAAGAAACGTTTTACTTGTTTTTCCCACTTAGGGCGTGCTTGGCTAATTCGATTAGCTTTGTATTCTGGATAGACGTTATAGCGAAAGTTATTACCACCAGAAAGCCATAGCTCGAACTCCGTGGCACCTACATCGAATAAGATACTTTCAATAAATGTATTGGCACGAGAGATAGCGATTTCCTCAGACTCGTCTTCAGCAGTCCATGCGGCTGCCATCGCTACATTATCAGCATCAATTAATGCTCGCATGTTGGACAATATACATACACAGGTTTCTTTAATGTCACCATACTATTAATCATATGTAGAGTTCCACGCGATTTACCATCCCAAACGGCGATAAGTGCATCGGCATATTGTGCCATATCGTTATTACGATAAATACCTGCGGCTTTTCCGTAACGATCCCACTCTGCAATAAACTGTCTAACAGGAATATTGTGAGTTGCTGCCCACTCCTCGCCTAACCTATCGACACCAACAGCACCACCAGAAACTACCTCATCAATGATCCAATCAGTTGCTCCAACAGCCTCTACGATTGTCCATTTATCAAGGATACTACGACTTCCTGCAATAATTACCTTCATTTAAAGTGTCTCACTTAGAGTAAGTCCTTCATTAGTTGTGTAATGAACTCTAGAAATTCCACAACTACGCAAGATAGCCATGCAATCAATACAGGGCCGAGCAAGCCCAACACGCCCACCACGAGTAAACCTAGTGACATAAATTTCTGCTCCCATAAGATCGGCTAGCCGCCGTTGCTTTAATAACTTCAATACCGCTGATGCTTCAGCGTGCATGGTTGGCTGTCTAGTCACAGAATTATAACCATACTTATTAAAGCCAGTAGCCAAGATACGATTACCTTTAACAATGACGGCACCAAGGCGATGTTGCTTGAATTCCGATTTCATTGCTTGCCTAGCGGCTATCCGAAATGACATGTTAGAATGAAAACTCTCGTTGACGATGTTGTGAAATTAGCATGATCTTTACGCGGCACAAGTTGTCCGGTAATTGAAATTTCTCTGTCTTAATTCTTTTGTTGTGGCGGTAGGCCCACGCTTTGGCAGCATCCTTAATCCGAATATAATCTGCTTGCACGATTGGAGCTGTTACAACGTAATCGCCTACCTTTTTCAAGTGTTTGCTAAAGTAGTATTTATTTTCATGGAATGAGCCATGAATTTGTGACCACCTTAGCCATGTCTTTTTAGTATGGGATGTCGGCGTCGATGTCGTTTGGTTGTTTGAACAGGTCAGTCTCATTACCATACACAAAATCAACAAATCGTTGGGCAGTATCCAACACAAGCTCTACTGCGGGAGGTGTCTTAGCACCAGTGCCAAGCAAATCGATAGCATTACTAATACTTGACTGCTTGATAATGTACATCTGTTTGATCTTACGTTCTTCAGCCGTCTCATAATTTGATCCGGTGACTTTACCAACTAGTATAGGTGCAGTGGCATTCTTTGCCGGTGGTGTTGCATCCCCTACAGGTGCTGCTGATACCCATTCCCAGAATTCACCATTCTTTTTAGTTTCTACTTCCCATGTAGATCCGGGCAGTGCATCTTTAAATAGATTAAAGACACTAGGATTTGCAAAGGACATAAGAAACTTAGTACTATTGCGTCCGTTTGCAGTATGTACGACTGATAACTTCTGGTAGGAGTTACGACCTTTTTGAACCGTTTCAACAGAAACTTCTTGAACTTGAATTTGCATTAATTTCCTTTAATTAAGTTTAATCTCTTGTAGATCGCGTTTGTTTGGACCTACACTTATCTCACACCAAATTGGTAACTTGAACTCATAGTCGAATTCCTGACGGCAGAGTGTTGGAACCAGTTCGATTGAATCTTTTAACATCGTACTAATATTATAACACAGTTCGTCGGGTGTGTCAACTACTAATGAGTCATGCACCGTACAAATAAAATCTGCTGGTAAACCTGACGCCTTAAGCCGACGGAAAAACTCAATACGAGCAAGCATCACAAGATCAGCGCCAAACCCCTGAATAGGGTAGTTTTTAATCAGTGTTAACGGCCACTTATATCCATAAGATGTTTTCTTTGGCTCAAAGTTGTAGTATCTACCGGACGGAATTTCCAGATATCCGTTTTCTTTAGCGTAGTTTATGTCAGCGATATGTCCTTTGGCGATCCCATCATATTTTGTGTAGAACACATCAATAACTCGTTGCCATTGCTTTTCACTAAAGCCAACGTTGATAAAGTCTGAATCCACCGAATAGCCATAGGCAGTCGCTCCATATAAGAGCTTGAAGATGAAACGCTTGGCGGTAACTCGGTCTGGTAATGCAAACTTTTCTTGGTTGAGCGCATGAAGGTCCAAGCGGTTAAGAAGCTCAGACTGTAAGGTTTTATCATCATATCGATCTGCTGCTACAAATACCTCAAGGCTTTTTACATCGGCATTGATTAGCGATTCAAGTACTCCTTAATTACATTATATAAATCCACTACGTCAGTGACGAATAATACATCTTGACCTTCACGGTCACGAATTGTACCAAACTCATCAAATAAATGGTGTGCCAGAGCTTTTGCTAAGATATCCGGCGCAATTTCGATTGTTTTAATCATGGTATCTACTAATAAGTAATTCGTCGAGTTCGGGTGGAGTGTTCTGTAAATTCATTTATCTTCAGCAGGAGTCGTTACTTCCTGCCCGCTATATGCTGCTGCATGTCCCCATGCAGATGAGACTATATCATCACGCGACCAAGGCGTGCCGTGCGCTTCCACCCACTTGAGTGTACTCTCTTTCGAGATAGTCGTTGCACCTTTTAATGCGCCGTGTAGACGAGTATGATCACCCATACGGAGCAACACTAAGTTATTAAAGGAATTATTACGTGGATTATGGTCACAATGGTGAACAGAGAACCCTTTCGGAATTTCTGTAATACCAAGATTCTCACAAACAACAATATGATGCTCAAACACATGCTTGCTGCGCTTTCTACCAGTATACCATTCTGGCTTCAACATCATCCAATAACCTTTGTTGTCTGACACAACGCCGATATAATTGTGATGATCTTCTTTAAGCATGTTAAACATCGGATTTTTATCTCCGAGTTTTGAATTTCGATAGCATTTAACTTTTCTGTGCTTACGAAACTCGCTTGAATAGTGTCTTTTTATATATTTAGACACTTGTTTTTGTGATAATCCGAACACAGCACCGATTTGTGCTTGTGTTAATTCTGTATTCTCAATTAAATACTTAATGTCCACATGTACCTCCGAAGGTAGATTGGTTAATTTGGCTCATGGTTACCCGTTCTGGGCTTTCCATGAATTCACACGGTTTAAAGCGCCCTATCTGTTAAGGCGCAGAACTACTCAATCTACCAGTAACTACCACATTTTGATTAAATTGCCCATGAATATAGTCATCGGCCCAATGCTTATTTTCAAACAAATTTAATACACTTTCAATCATTCCCACCACTTTAATCTTGTTGGCACGGATCGTAAGCAACTCCAATAGTAACTTACTTTCACGTTTCTTCGTCTTAAGTTGTGCGAACGTTGGTTGGTCAGTTTGATAGAAGCGTTGCTTCGCGTCTGGGAGTTTAGCAGTTTTAGCAACCTCTGTTCCCGGTAACGGTTTAAAGTGTTGTTGAAACTGAATGGGTGTAGTTTGCCACCGTCGACGTATATATTCTTGACCTTTCTTTTCCCCCGACTTGTATACGGCTGGTTCTTCAATGGCCCAATCAAACGATAACGTCCCGCCGTAGAGCAATACACTTAAATGATCCCCAGAATTGTAATTAAAGCAGCCTTCAGGAATCCCATCAGGCAGAAACTGAGAAAGATCACGATCAATACTTTCCAAGTCAGCCTTATATTGCGCAATTGTTGCAAGTGCTTTGTCAGTATCAAACTTAATACCAGCATACTCGGCAGCTTGTAGCGCCTTGAGGTCTTCACCTAGTAACCACACCAATCTTTTCTGCTTTTCACTAAGCAGTTGTTGTTGTACATCATAGAGCATTTTGGTAAGTTGCACGTCCCACTTATTGTACTCTTCAAGAATGGACACTGGAATGTCTTTGGTATCGATTCCGCGTGACCAGTAATCCGCCACCAAATCAATTTTAGTTGGTAGGCCATACTTCTCACACGTTTCATTAAGTGACGCATAACGCGCTTCTTGTCCAGAGTAAATAAATTCTGCTAATTGGCAATCCCATACTTTAACTCTAGATAAATCTGTCGTAGGAAATAGATTAAATAGCCAATGAAAATCAAATTTAATGTTAAAGCCCACACATATGTCAGCATCATCCACACAAGCAGCGAGATAATTATTAAAATCAGGATCGAGATAGTATTTAAAACTAGGATCGGGTTTGCCAGATAGCTCAGCATAGCTGACCAAACTGTTTCTTTTGTCAAAAGGATGTCCTTTGTTAAATGTAGTGGTTTCAACGTCAAATGTTAAAATGTTTTCCATTAGTCAAATTTAATAATGTCCTTATATCTTGCTATTTGAGGCTCAAGCATCACTTCAAAACGACCATGGCGAAGATCAGGAATAGAGTCAGTGTCACCAAATAGCTTGTTCTTACTGATGTTAAGAAAGCGAATATATTCTTGCACTGGATCGTTGATCTTACCAATACCTAGAATGAAGTCTGCCTCAGCTTGCATAGCAGTCTTAGCGTTGGCAACGTGCTCCATAGTGAGGTAACGTACACCTTCTGCGGTTCCGTCAGCTTGTGATACTCCGATGGCTGCGTGACCTCCTTTAGCAAGTTCTCTAGACCATTGACAGATTTCTCCGAGCATAAGGTCTTGGCGGTCTGCCTTAAAGCCTTTAATCTTTGTGATCTGATCATATACCACGAGTCCGGGGTCATATTTTTCGATAAGACGTAGGATTTCACTTTTGTTGATAGTTGCTGCATCAAATAGTTTGAATCGGTTGAACGTTTCGTGATTAAAACGCTCATAATAGTGTTTAAGATTACTTAGAAGGACATCATTAGTAATGCCAAAGTATGCCTGAAGCACACGACACATTACTTTGTATCCTTGCTCCTCATTATTGAGCCAGATAATCGCGCGCTGCGCCGCACCTGTGTCTGTAAGGAAGTGAGATACCTCGCTTGCAAGGAAAGTAGTTTTTCCAGTCTCAGGGCGTGCAAAGATGAATCCAAAATCACCTCTCCTGAGACTTCCCAAAGATTTGTTAAGGCAGTCAAGTCTCCATCTAATCCCTTGTTTGGTGTCTGCATTAGACATTAACTCCATAAATACAGTATTAACATCGGTAATCTCATCAGCAAGTGCTGTGTGATCGACCTTCTCAAAGGCTTCAGAGTAGAAATTCTGAAGATGTTCTAGATCGGCAAGGCCCTGCGCTACCTTGTATGCCTCTTCCGAGAGTTTTAAGGCATCACCCCGCGTTTTAATTTCCAACATGATACCCTGCCCTACCTCATCCGAAATTTTCAGCTCTGAGAGGCTTTTAAGCAGGCTGGCGTATAGAGCCTTGTCAGCGGTAGGGTACTTTACCCAAAAGAAAGCTTCTAGCTCATCAAAGGAAATATCATTGTTTGGATATTTCTCATGTAATTCACATAAAGAAGAATATATATAACTTAATTCTCTATAAACTTCTTTTATATGTTTATTATCTACTAAGTCTTTATATTTATTATAGTTATCTTTACTTAGTAATAATATAATTAATTGTTTAATAGGTATTATATATAATACTCCTATGTTTATATATTTTTAGTATAACACACTTTTCCTACTTTGTCAAGTAGTATTTTTCTCTGTGTTTTTACGCTCTTGCTCAAGCTGTCGTGGGTCTGCTTGACCGAGCGGGTAACAGTATACCACAGTTCCTGTGTCGTTGTCAAGCCTTGCACCAGGAACAAAGTAGCAAGCACCATGGTAGTCCTGCATTCCAGCCATATAATAATGGCTTTTTGTGAAGTAAAAATTACCAGCATTTGTTGCTACAAGCACAAGTAGTGCACCAAGATATTTTGTATATTTATTCATTTGTTAATTCCTTTATTTGTGTAAAAGATAATGCTTTTGGATCTTTATCAGTCGTAATAATCTTAACAGATTTATCAATCAAGCTCTCTAACTGTAGAGCTTTTTTCTTTACATGTAACTCCTGGTCTTTGTCAAGCCACAACACAACGGGCCTGTTATTTGTCATTAAATAGTACAAATGACAGGGGTGAATTGTGGTACCAAACAAAGGTATCGCCTCGGTTACTTCTCCGACTTTGTGGGCAGAGATAAGGTCTTCAACCAGAAGTGTGCTTGTACCACGTCCTTGTCCAACAACATGACAGTGCTTGTGTGAGTCCCCCCACACATACCATTTTCTTGAGTGTTTGGTTGCTTCGTCGAGCAGTCGTCCGATGGAAAAGGCCACTCGGCCGTTGTCAGAAACCTCGAAAACAAGCCTTCGTCCGGCTTCTTCAGAATAGCCGGTACAGTCTTTCCAGTGGCTGTATGGGAGTCCATATTGGAGGAGCCATTGCCATCCTTCAACTGGGACTTCTCTGGTGAAGTCAGAAGGGCGCACACTTTTTGGGACATTAGATACTTCTTGCGTAGTTGGTTTATGATATTTTGGATAATTATGATAGCCACAAGCAAAGCAATGGCTATGCCCATTGGAGTAAACAACAAGATTATCTCCTCGATTATCATTACCTAATTCACGACATCGTGGGCATGGCTCATAATGATATGCTTTAGTCAAATTCAAATATTAGTAACGTGTTACGGTCAATATCATAGTCATAATTATAATTAATAGCGCGTGGTGATTGGTATAGCACTTTACCATTACTACTGTTAATTAGTTCGATGACATTGTGTAAACAATCATGTTGTGCTGGTCCAAAAATTAAACAATATGTATCAACATTATTCTTTACAAAATTATGTGCCCAACTAGGCGTCATTTTAGGATATGTAAGAAAAATCGTATCGTAAAATGAGCAAGAAATTAATGACATTATTTCTCCGTTGGTAATGCAATTACACACGTCAAAGGCCCCGCCTTTGTTTGAATATGCTGAATATCAACAGTTACTTTTTTAGTCTCAAAATCTGTAGATTTAACCTCTTTTATCCCAGGTTTACCTAAAAATCCAGCATGAATAGTGATACCACGACGAAGTAATGGCTGCGACTTATTTGTAGTTTCACCCCTAATAGCAGCGCCACAACAGTAACAAAAGTGTGGAATCTCGTAGTCCATCTCCCAATTTTCTTCCCAATCATATTTCCAGTCGTAGTCTTCAACCGGATCACCATTATAATTAGTACGATAGTCATAAAATCGAGGCCACGATTTAATCTCAAGCTTATTCGTCATCTTCATCATCCTCTATATACATATCATCATCAAAGCTGAATTCATCTGGGTCGCTGGTTTCAACTAAATCGGCAGGAACAAGAGGATTAATTGGAATATCTTTAAGACATTTACGACAAATATCAAGATACTCAAGTGTTTCAGGGTGCCTTAGCACACTCTCATAGTCAGAGAGATTAGAATTACAACATTGGCAGCGCATTAGAAAAGATCCTTAATATTAAGTTTGGTGACGAAAATTTCATATGACTCATAGTAATTATAAGAGCGTTCTTCGGATAGCACTGCCTCAGCTTGCTCTCGCGTATTAAACACACCGTAATGTATATTTCCTTCGTATGGTGTGTACCCATATGGAATAAACAATTCCATTATTCAGTCTCAGTCCTGATAGCCCCAGGATTTCATCCAATTGCAGGCTTGATTATGTTCCATACCACACTGCTTTAGTAACTCAATTGCAGCATAAAACGCGTTGTTAGCAGCGATATAACGAGGATCATTATATAGCTCAAGATTCCCATTAAATTGAGTATATGTATGCTGCATTATTTATTCTCCGTAGGAAAATATTTAGTTGGTGGACATGTCAGCCAGCGAACTTGTGTTGGCTTCTCGATTACATCCATTACACTAATGTTTCGATAACGCCAGTAAGCTATTTCACCACTTGGTAACGCTATAACACGTGCAATACCACTAGCGGCACTATTCGACCAATGGATATAATCCCATCCAAATAGTAAATTAAGAAGTTTATACATCATTTATTCTCCTGACCGGCTCGCCACGCCCACTTAGCAAGTGTATATGCAGGTGGCAAACCATGTTGTTCATTAATTTGCTTAAACCATTGTTCAAATGACAGCTTATTCTCTTGTGCAACAGAATCAAATGCGGCAGCTTGCTGCTTACGTGCAATGTAATCACCAAGAGTCACATCTACACTTGCAGGACCAATCTTACCAATCATACCTTTATGCATCGACATTATTTTCTCCTAAGATCATACTGGTTAATCAGCGCTTCAACATATTTGTCAATCGTTGTACCCATAAGTCCAGGCCGCGAGTTAACTTCAAGGACATAGCACTGATTTCGATGCTCATTATAGATGAGATCCACTGCGCCATATTGATAGCCAACTGCTTGCACTGCACGTACAGCGATATCGGCAGCGCCATCAGGAGGATTGACAGCATCACGACAATATACATAACCATTGTTAACATTCCGAACGCGAGTGTTCCTACCATCCCCAAAGTCGCGCTTCTTTCTTTTTTCCTGTACATCAATTACGTTTCCGTTGAAGACGTGGAAGCGATACTCGGCTCTTTTTGGGATGTATTCCGTGTAGAGAGGAGCGACTGGGATATCTCGTTCACTTCGCAAATCAAACTCCACAATTCCTCTTCCGTTAGTGGCTTTGATGAGAGTGCGCGCAAACCAAATTTGTTTGCCAGTGTCGCGCAGTCGGCTGCGATCTGTTTCAAAGCTTGGATGTGGGACATTATGTTCCTTAAAACGTGTTAATTGTTGGATTTTATCTAGTGTGGTAGTAGTAACAATGAAATTATTGCGTAATTGTCGTGGAGTTAATCGTCGATAAATCGAGTTTGTGACAGTAGCTCTTAGTGCACTCTGTAGTGTCTTAGCAAACTTCGATCCAGTGGGATTAACAACAATATAAAATGGTTTTGTGTACATTATTGTGCAACGTGATCGACCAATTGAATAGGAACTAGGTCAGTGACAAACACAGTATAAACCTGATAATGATCATGGTGACCCCAATTAACATTGTGAATTATACCAGCAGTAGGACTGCGACCAGTATATAGTGCATGATCAACATACTCAAGCATATACATTTCATCTTGATCAAAGATAAAACCATACACCAAGGGTGACCCCATCTCTCCATCCTCATATGGCGAGATGATTTTACCAATCACCATCCAACGACGACAATCCTTTTCATCATTTAATGCAACATAATCATGGAATTCAATCGGCAGTGTGCCAGCACGATTCTCAGTAATGTGGTTAGACCAATATAGTTTCTGCTTTTGTGTAAGTGCAAAATCTTTTGCGTCGCCTTTCTGAATAATATCATAAATCGTGATCTGTGAATTATCACGCTTATCCACAATAGGATCTTTATGCGTGCTTTGATGGCCTGGGGCATTAGGTCCATACCTCATACTCGTCCACTCATCCCAGTCCCACTCTTTAATAGGAGTGCTCTCATAAGTCTTCGTATTGGAGTGACGAAATTTGGCATCAATTTCTTCTTCCTCCTCTTCCCAGGTATTGCGTGAATTAATACGATATGTATATAAAGTACTGGTCGCCAACATCTTAGGCGGAGACTTTAATTTAAGCTTATTACGATAAGCCGCATACATAATCGTAGACTCTTCAGATGCAAAAATGATGCCATTCGTGCTAGTGTAAGCAAGATATAGTGGTCGTTGATCGTTACGGATGATATGCAAACACCCAGTGTCGACATTATACCACACCAATACATATGCGGCATTAATCTTTTGTAATGCTTCAGCAATGTCATCATGTTCAGCAATTACATGTGCGACCGCTTCGGTATCAACTTCAGTATCCTTTAAATGACTATGATCGCCATAGTATGTTCCATTTTGAACTAATACAATCTTATCATCAATCCAGAATGGATGTGCATTTTCGTCACTCACCGAGCCTTTTGTGGCAGCACGATTATGCCCAACCATAAATAGCCCATTCAAAAATGTCGATTGTTTCCACGATGAGAAGTCACTGCTGCGGATAAAATCAGCGCCATGCATAGCTCCCTTAACAATATGTACGTTCTTATTATTTGTCACACTAAACACACCCGTGCTATCCCAACCACGTAGTGTGTCAATAAATAACATGTCTTTAAACGTGTCCATTTCATCCGTTTGGAAACCATTTTTCCATGGAGAAAGCATTCCTACAATCCCACACATTATTCGTTATCCTCAGTATGAAAATCATCCAAAATCATTGCGGTAGGTGTTTCCTGTATATACGTTGGTGCTTCAATATTCCAGTTATTGCGTATTACTAGATCAGGCCGTGCGACACTAAGATTAGCAATCCAATCATGTAATTCATTATCACCAATATGAATTTTATTACTTAACTTTTTTGGGGATGGGTTTAACATTGAATATTTCATGCGGAGGACACCATCTTCCATTAATTCATGGAAATTACCAATACGTAGTTCCGCTGCATCGTCACCAAACACAATTTGCAGCATATCTGCATATTGAGAATTAGTATTTAGGAGCATAAACCGATTTAGCAGTGTTTTATGATCGAGTTCGGTAGCAATCTTATAGATACAGCCAATCAAGCGGCACCACAACATAATGCGTGGAATATTATTTGTACCTTCCAAATGACGAAATTCGATAGTTCCGATAGAACTCATTGGAAGAAGATTAAGGGCTGTGTATTTCTGCCAATTGGGCATCGATTTCTTTTCAACAAGAGTGTAGCACGCTTGATATGTAAGCAACGTATCATACCAAGGCACACAAAAGATATTCTTACTTCGTCCTTCGCCTACCCAATTAAACAATACACGCTCAAACACCTGGTACACAAGACAAATATTTGCCACTTGCTCTAGTGTTAGGTTTTGCACATTGATATGCACATGAGTTGAGCAGCGTTCTGTATAGTTTGTAGTATTAACATTACTCTTTTTAAAGAAGTTCTCAAGAACATATTGGACATGACTATACGTCATTGGCTTCAAAATAAACTCAAAGCCATTATTCCGCAGTGATCCATCAGTTTCTACAAGCATACCCGGTACAACCCACTCTGGATTCGCGCTCTCGATCTCTAGCTCTAAACCATACAACAATGATGGCACAGGATTATGATGTGGCGTCACTTTGTTAGAAGTCCAAGCAGCCACCGGGTCAAATCCCATAATCTTAATAATTGTGTCACTCACTAGTTATCTCCAACATAAACTCATCAATAAAGTTATTTCGATTAATCGCGTCACGTAATTCTTGTGCCACAATACTTGCAGTGTCAAATAATTTTAGGACACGACCTTCTAGTGCCCCAATTACTCTCTCATAAAGATATAGTTCCCCATATGCAATTGCAAAAGCACGTGATATTGCAACGCATGAAGATGGTGTCACAGGATACTTCCGACGATAACTATTCGACACATCGGAATAAACACGCTGTAGATGAGGTAATGTCACGGCAATATCACGTAATCCACGTGGAGATGGCTTACGGATAATTGTATTGTTGGAGTGCACCCCGCGTCTCCACTGCTTTTGAGGATTACGTGCAAGAAGATAAATTTCATCTTCTTTATCAGTATTAATCCATGCATGATCGACCTGCATAAACTCAAACTGCACACCACTATCAATCTTTGCGTGGAAACGCATACCTTCTGGTTCCGTTATGAAGTATACGTGTGTGTTCGAGTGATCAATAAGCTGTACAAGCAGCTTGTGCTCACCTTGTAGCAACCAGCCAAATGTTCCTTCATAGCGGCCCGCCCAATCACGAAAATTGGTGGAAGAAAAAGTGTCTTTCATTAGATCATTGGTAATTGATATGCATCAACAAACTGGCGTGCAGTTGTCTTATCATTATTGTTAATTACTGCTTGTAATTCAGAACCCAACTCATCAATGCTAATAGAGTTATTCTGCCATGCGTTCATGGCTGCCGAGGTTGCATCCCAAACCCAACCAGTAATAGCTGGATCAAACACCCAGAAATTCGATAGGCTACGATACTCACAGCCATATCGTTTGGGCCTAAATGCTCCTGGCTTGCCATAAAGCTGCCTACGCGCGGTGTCATTATCAAGAATAACAGCACCAATAGTAAACAAATCCATGTACTTAATAAAGCGGATTATGTCGTCATATTGCTCAAATTTGTAACCAACATGGACGTGTCCACCACATGAGCGCAAATATTTATTTGCAGAAGATGGCTTTGGATTTTTCTCTCCATTTTTCCATGCATCAAAATCAGGATCACATCCAAATTCACGTGACAACGGGTGCCACAACTGTGACTCATCGAACACCGCTGATGCTTTATTAATCAAATGTAATTTATGCTTTGCGGCTAAGTCCGATAAATGTGACATTGCACGATTAATTGCATTAACAAATTGTGCTTTTGAGTCACCCGGCGGGATGTTGAATTCTAGTGCGACATTATCTTCTTGAAGCATGAAGCCATCACCAATGCCCATAGGTGACGGCATTAGTTTTGTTCCACCAAACAAACCGCAAGAAGCAATATAGCTTCCAGCAGCATCAGCTAAAAATAGTTCTGGATCAGCACCAAGTGTAAACATTATTTCTCCTTTGAAAAATCCAATACCAAAACGGTCAAATATGGTTTACGCCCTTCAATATCGTAATTACGATTAACAAATTTATCGCTTTGATAGGTAATCAAAGAATTAAGTGGAATATCAAAACAAAACTCATTAAATATGTTTAATTGCTCATCACGTAGGATGAAAATGTGCGCCTCATCTTTTCCTTTATAGTAATTGTAGTAGTTTATAAGCCGCTTTTGAAACTTACTTTTTAGAAGCTCAATAGTGATATCTTCTAGACTATTGACACTAAAGGGAGAAATAAAGTTATGGCCCATTGCCATAAATGAGTTAGTTTTCCACAGATTAAGATTATATAGATTGGTAACAGTGTCTGATCCAAATATAAAACTTAGCTCATATCCAAAAATTGAAAATAAGCTATTGAAATAAACACTTTTAATTACCACGAGAGCCTCTCAATAGAAAATTAATCCATTTATCACCAACTTGAACATTATCAACAAAATATGGTTTTTCAGTGGAATCAACTCCATCAGGGACCCGCTCACACTGGTCGGTAATTGACAGCATACAACCCTTGTTGTTAATGTTTGTTTTAATTGTAGTATATTGTACACTACCGCAACAACCAGCTATTGTTGGTGCATATCCCCAAGTATCAACTTTTTCTGTATTGTCAAACGCATCTCCATCATTGATTTCCACACTAGTTGGATTTTCAACATCAAAAACGTGTAATTGAATTCTATGCATGCTCCATCACCATGAATTTATCGTAAATATGACTCATTAAATATTGGGTTGCAGCAGAATTTTCATCCATCATTTCTGGATGCCATTGTGCTGCAAGTCCACGCACTTTAGGAAAATAGACTAACTCTGGTTCACATGGTACTGACACGTGTGAGTCTACACCATCATCTGTAACATCTAGATAATGCCGACTTAGCGTGTCAGAAGACCACGCTAATAGCTCATGCTCAACACCCCACGGAGCCATCATTTGGTGGTGGATAGAATTTACATGTAACCTATCCCCATTAACCGTGGTAATAGCGTGATTGTTTCCTGCATGCCCAGTAACATCCTGGATTAAATAGCCACCGGCAACCGCACATAGCATCTGCGCTCCACGACAGATACCAATGGTTGGAATGCCTAATTTAATAGCACGTTGAAGCAAATCCCACTCACACACATCACGACGAGATGGCAGCAAATATGCACCAGATTTACTTGCAGCTAGTTTATTATAGAGCGATGGATGAATATCACCACCACCCCAAATAATCAAGATATCATTGGTTGTTAGATCACTTGGATGATCGACCTGTGCAACGCTCGCCACACCATTCATGTTTTCAAACGGATATGCTCCGTTATAGACAGCCGAGGCTAATCTCATGCTGGCAGCAATCCATTTTCTGTATAGACCGCACGCACGGCTGGCGTCTTAGGAATAGCCCATACCTCTTTTGTCTGAACAATCGCATATTCGTTTGCAGGGAATAGACGATTTAGTGTCCGAATTGCCGCCTGTGCAGCATCCTCAGATTCACACCAATGAATTGCCGCACGTCCGTTGATATCACCAAGATACTCAAACGCCTCGGTGTTTTTGCCAACTTGCTGGTTCATTCGCATGCGATTACCACGGTTATCTCGTCCATCTGTAGCGAGTATCATGGTATCGCCCATAAGAATTACGGCCCATGGGAAAGCTGTATACATTATTTAGTCCTTTTCAATTGACTTGGGTTACAAAGAACATGTGTTTTATCGTCAAATAACACTTCGACAAACATTGGTTTATGTTTAGACCAATTAATTTTAGTTATGTCACGCTCAATAGACAAAATTGTACCACGAATATGACCACCCCGCTGTTTTACACGCTGACCAGCGGTATATTGACATGCTTTTAAGTTACGTTGAAATACTATTTCATGGAAGTTTGTGTCACCTGGTTTGACAATTACTTTTGTGTTCTTTTGATCATGTGGATGGTTGACTATGATATCGTATTTGATCATACAATGGTTTAATGTATTGTAAGTAATCGATGTCATTTACAACGTATAGTCCACGGACATCTTCCCAGAAAGGTGCCAGTCTAACCCCCTTTGCATCTAGTCCAAGTGGCTGCACAAACATAACAAGTGGTTGATATGGATGATAGGCACGTCGTTGGAGTTGATCGTAGTCTGTTTGATGGGCAATAATTTCCTTAGCAGAATGTGCATAACTTCGTTGTAATTGTGAAGAACCAAATATTACCCATTTACCAATTTGAAATTCTGTATCTTTAATCCAATTATCTAGATCAGCTTGGCAATGCAAGGCTGGCTCTGCACTTACACTCCGGTTAGGTGTATGCACAGAACTAATAGGAACACGCGTTGTGTACTTAATAATATCGTGTTTTATCATTATTAATTCAAGCCAAACACAGCATACACACGCTTATCAAATTCTTCCATTGCCGCATCCCACGCCGCACTCGACGCCGCATACCGCGCCGCATTCCACGCCGCATACCGCGCCGCATTCCACGCCGCACTCGACGCCGCATACCGCGCCGCATTCCACGCCGCATACCGCGCCGCATTCCATGCCGCATTCCATGCCGCGCTACGCGCCGCATACCGCAAAGCAGGGTCAGCCGTTTGCAGATACTTATCCACAACGGCATTGGGCTCACGCAGATGTGCAACAGACAACGCTTGATCACATGCGAAGCGTCGCATCAACTGCTTGGCATTAATCCGCTTA